GAGCGGAAAACGGGACTCGAACCCGCGACCCTCAGCTTGGGAAGCTGTATTTTATCACATATATAATACTGTATATCAAATATTTACACTGTATATAAAAATCATTTGCACACAATTTACATAATAAATATCCGCATATATTTTAATTCAAATGGTTGGATTCTATCGAACATTTACATAATCATTTTTGCAGTGGTCGAAATAAAACAACACGAGTCACTAACAATTCTCCCCTCTCCAGTAATTTCACGCATGGGAGGATGCTTGACTTCGCTTCGCAACGTCCATCCCAGTCTATCACCTTTGAACTTTATACAACGCTGACGCCTTACAAAAGCTTTCATTTTCTTATTTTCTTCCATGGTCATATATATCACCGAATTTATTCTCTATGAAAAATATATAGAAAATCTTACCTCTTTGAAGTCCAACGAAAGACCTATTGTCCCCTGAAGCACGAAACGCATGAAGGTCGACTTCCCTTGTTACAAAAGAAGGCAACTTATCTTTCGGCTTAATGTCATTGTACGGAATAGGCTCCATGCCATATGAATGTCTATGTGACAACCGTATTCCATTCCATCCAAGCTCACACAGTTTTTGAAGTCTTAATATAAAGTTAAGAAGGAACGAATGGTCTTTACAATCTTTTATATACTCATCCGATAGGTATTTAAAAGAGAACAGAGGATGGTCTATTTCGGATAAATCACTTATTTCCCCTACGCTGACCTTATTGGAGTTTATAATACTCTGTATAAAAGAAAGCCCATCATCACTTTTCTTTTTCTTGCTTTTACCCTTTCCACTCATTTCTTCAACCGAGTTCTAAAAAATGTCTTAATTTTACTCTTTGGAATCACATTTCCTTCCCCGGTCTTAGTGTTTTTCCAAGGAGCTTCACTGTGTGTCATATTCATAAGGCCAAGAGCGGAATATACTCCATACACCTTAAATACTTCATTGAATAGTGCTTCTTCTTCCTTGCTCTTAAATTCAAATTCAAATTCGGATTCCAGGCGAATACCATTTTTACCGTTGCTTTTATATTCGTCATATACAGAAGGAACAACCGGACCATACATCCATGCTTCAATTTCCTCATCAAAGAGAGGTTCGCCGAAATATGCCAAATGAAATCCCTGTTGGTAGTATAACATCTTTTGGAGTTTCATGTTTGTCATAAACTCTTCTCCGTAACTAACTTGTTCTGCTTTCTTTATAAGAAGCTTTGCTATATCTGATGCCTTGTATGCCATAATACATTTTCATTACATTAAATATGAATATACGGGTATTCTTCTTTTATCAAGTTCCTCTTTGGAAATATCAGACAATACAGACTTCTTCCCTGAATTGGATTTATTCAAATCAGAGATGTTCTTTTTAGAAGAACGAGGTTCTTGTTTTAATCTTATATTACCCATACCACCTTTATTCTATAATATTGTAGAACGATAGAACGAACGACGCAATTTAAACATAACACTACCTAACAATGTTTACTACATTGTTAATAATATTACTTTCGATACAAATTAAAGCAGAAATAAGGATGCAACCAAAATGTGAGACAGATTTCTTTGTAATTTAGACTGGTTATAAATAGTTTATCACTTCTTTTTCCCAAATAGTTCAGAGTGGCTTCCAAGTCTAAGGATTTCAATAACATCGCTCCCCTCGTCAAACCATATAAGGAGAAAATCTCCCTCGATATGGCACTCCATGCAATCCTTGTACTCACCAATCAGGACATGAGCCTTATATTTCTCCGGAAGTTCTATTTCATTCTCCAACATACGAAACACTTCCAGTAACTTGCTCAATTTGGATGGGTTGTTCCGGTATCGCTTAAAATCTTTTTTATACTGTGTTGAATAGTGCAACTGCTTCATCTACTCACAAGATTTTATAAAGGCTTCCATGCTACTGGTATCAATAACCCCGGCATATTTACCGGAACGCGCCTCGTTTATGGCTGCAACCGTCTCTTCATTAGGTTCTGAATACATTGCATCCATTAAGGTGCTTTCTACAAAATTATTAAGGCTTCTGTTTGCCTTCTTAGCATGTTCCTGCAAGATTTGTAATAAATCCTCACGCAAGCGGAACGAAGTTTGTTTTCTTACTACTGCTTCCATTTTCATATTATTATTGTACTACATTGTATTGCAAATATAATACAATGCTCCAAATAATCAATCATTCCGCCTTTATTTTTATACTTTTTCCACAGTTCGGGCACGTGATAGAGGCTCCATCGCTTTTGGGCTTTTCAAATAGTTCAGTTACCGAGCAACCTATGGCATCCGCAATCTTGTTTAATGTTTCAACTGTCGGGTTACCATTAACCATATTGGATAAATTTACTCTATTTATTCCCATCTTATCGGCAAGTTCTGTTATAGTCATACCTTTTCCTTTGATAACTTCTTTGATTCTTAAATTCATAATGTAATGTTTTGATTTACGATACAAATATACAAAATTTATTTATTGTAATGATATTACGGTACATTTTTGCGTTAAAGTAATGTTAAACACTTCTTTTGATTTGCTCAAATGTACCGTTTTATATTACATTTGCTACATAAATGAAATATAAAACATTACATATATGAAACGCTACAATTTATCAGAGATAATGAAGAGGGCTCACAACTTCTACAAGACAAGCAAATACACTTGGTCTGAAAGTTTGAAGAAGTCCTGGAAAATGGCGAAGTTCTCGGTACGCGTCGAGGAAGATATAGCCAATATCGTAGACTACAAGGCTGCCGATAATAAATCATTCGCTGATAGATTGAGAGAAGAAGCAAAAGGATATAAGCCCGCCGGAAGAAGCTCTTATGATGATTTGTCAATCTCGGCATCCGCCTACTACAATCCGTACAGCTACGGGCGTTTCGGTTCTCATTACGTAGGTGACTAACTTAACTATTAATATCATGGAAGAAAACAAACAACTTGTAGGCGATATTTGCGCCTCTATCGAGGAACTTGGTAATGTGATAGCAAATAATGTAGCCGCATCACACAAAGATTATGAAATAATGATTGCTTCTTTGGATAATTCGATAGCTGAAATGAAGAAGAGATTAGGAAATGTATTGCCACATAAACAAGCATAGACGCACGTTGAGGTTTCGACCAACGTTCACGTTGTGATGCCCCGTCAGCAATACGGCTGGCGGGTTTCTTGAATATCAATTATTCATTGTTCATAAGAGGGGCACATTTGCACCTATATTTTAATAGGAAAAACATAACTCTTAAACATTACTTTTTGAGAATTATTGCTATATTTGCATTGCATTGGGTTGTTCTTATGGAAATTAGAATTAATCAGAGAATTAAGATATAGAAAGCTGTGTAGGTCACAACCCCCTGCATGGCTTTCGCCTTTTTATCTCCGTATAAAGAAATACGGTACATCCTCGAACGAAAAGACTTTATTATGGACAGCATTCAAATTTTTAAGAATGAGGCTTTCGGCGAAGTTAGAGTAGCCGGAACAAGTGAAAAACCTTTATTTTGCCTTGCAGATGTTTGCAAATCTTTAGGGTTGCGAGTAGATGCAGTGCAATCAAGATTATCAGATGCCCCCATTCGGATTGGGGTCACTGATTCTCTTGGAAGAGAACAGCAAATGAATTTCGTTAACGAAAAGAGCTTGTACAAAGTTATCATGCGTTCAGACAAGCCGCAAGCGGAACCTTTTCAAGACTGGGTATGCGGTGAAATCCTTCCTTCAATCCGCAAACACGGCATATACGCCACTGATAATGTTATAGACCAAATACTGAATAATCCGGATTTCGGTATTGAACTTCTCACTAAGTTAAAAGAAGAACGGTCGGCACGCATCGAAGCGGAAAAGCAAGTAGCTGTGCTTACTCATGTTAATAAGACCTATACATGCACGGAAGTAGCTAAAGAGTTGGGGCTTAAATCGGCAATTGAACTCAATAACCGTTTAAAAGAACTTGGTGTACAGTATAAAGTTAATCAGACATGGGTTCCATACACCAAGTACGCAACTCTTGGTTGGTTTGATATAAAGCAAGAGGTTGCCGACAACGGTCATATTATCTACCATAGAAAGATTACTGGAATTGGCAGACAAGGCATAATCAACCTTATTAATTATTAGTTAAATGTACTGCCGCTAAATCATTAGTTTAGCGGCAGTACGTTTGCTGTATAATCTTTATTCTGTAACTTTCCGTATCTTATTAATTGCGTCATATTCAGAAAAGTCGATGCTATATCCTTCTCCTAACTTAGACAATTCATATTTGTATTTTTCAACCAACTTAGGGTAATTTTCTTCAAAGTCCAGCTTTAATTCAGAAATCTTAATTAATTCCTCAACATATAAGCGTTGATATATTTCAAAAGCCCTATCTTTATTCCCAAGTATAATTTGTTTATGAGCTTCATTAAAACTATTAACAGTTTTATTTTTAATTTTTCTTACATCATTAGTCATTCCCCATACTTTGAAGAATAAAATAATTTGTAATGCCCCAAATACAATAACGATGATTGAAGTAAAAAATGCAATATTTTCCATAATGATATATTTTTAAATTATATGATTTTTATTGTTTTCTAATTTGGAGATAAATTTACTGACACGTATTCTTGTTTGCACGTTTTTCCTCTTGCTTTTTCTCATATTCTTTCGCTTTTTTCCTTTTTTGGGCTAATATTTTATAGCACTTATCAATAGATTTCGATTTAAATTTTATTTTATCAATTTCTGATTCTATACTATCAATTGTTCTAATATCATTCCCCAAACCCCATAAATAAGATTCTATAATTTCTAAGAAATATGCCGCTTTTTCCTCTGTGAAGTTTAGATTTAAAGCTGCCACACAAGTCCTCATCGTCGGAAAGAAAGCATTCCCATTACCACTTATCCCGTTACTGTATCCTCTATAAAACATATCCTCGGCAATGGCATCCCGGCTACTATTCGACATCATAGCTATTTTCTTATCAACATCAATCGTTTTATAGATTTGCCATGCAACTAAGAAGCCAACCAATAGAGCCAAAAGTCCAACAATTACTCCCATATAATCAAAACCTAAACTTTCTCTTGGATAAGCTCGGCATAAAGCAAATATTGAAAACACAAGAGAAATACCCAATATACTATATATTATAATACGTTCAAATTTCCCCATATCATTATTCTTTTTATTATAGTTTAATTTCTTCGCTATCCATATCAAAAGAATCTTCTTTAAACTTCATTTGATATAACTTTATGTTACAATTTCCCATAGATTTTATGGTTTTCAATATAAGATTTTTATCAAAATCAGAACATCTTGCCCCGATGTATATACCCGTAACAGCGTTATCTGGAATGTCTATATATTGAGACTCTTTTATTGGTTGTAATGTATATCTAACTTCTTCTTCTTGCTCCCACGACTTACTTTTTGAGGCAAAAATTCCCTTTAAGGTATCTATGGGGTTACTCTTTGCTAATAACATGAACTCGTCAGAATCTGGCGTCATCCGTTCATTGGAATATTTCACTTCAAAATTATTTGTAAATATATTCTTGTCTTTAAAACAATTCCGTAATATTTTTGCATCATACTCTATACAAAATCCCTTATGTCCATTTGCATAATACGACCACATGCATTCTGAATCATACCTTTTTGATACAGAAAAAATCCCGACACTATCAACCATCATATTTAGCATGTTAGTGGTAGCTGAGATTTGCTTCTCCAATGATGCGGCTTGCTCCTTCAATGATACGATTGGGTTCTCCACAGCTACCCGCCGATTGTATTCTAACTCCTCATAAATTCGTTTCAAAGAGACGCAAGATTCATTGGGGTCGTTTAATCCGTCTTTCGTAGGAATAAATAATTGATAGTTTTTTAGAGCGAGTAAATCACGATATATATTTCCCCTGTATTTATATAGGAGTTGAATGTCTCTTGAAAAGAAATCACGCTCCCAATCAGTAAGTTGTTCTTTCAATGCTTCTTCATCCATATTTATTTCCTTTAAATTTTTATCGTTTGTTAGCTGCTTCTACATTATGGTGACTTTATTGTAAAAGTCATTTAATCCATTGTCATTTACTGAATAAAAATGTATATTATTAAATTCTCTAATTTTTGCAACGTCTATTTCCATGTCAACTAATTGCCCATAAAATGCAGATGAGTTACTGATATTAAAAATACTTATTGAGGTATCCAATTCCCTTTTTTCTATCATTTTGAAAAATTCCCTAAAATAAGGGTGATCCGTTTTTCCCATCCCAAATCCAAAAAATATTACATGAGTAGAATTAGATAAATCAGATATAATCCCGCTATTGTATGAAGAACGAGCGGACTTTATCATGCACCTAAATTCTTCTTTTACATTAATATCATCAATCCCCACTATAATAGGTGCAATTCTTCCATCGTATGAAGAACAAGTTTCTCCGTGGATATATCTTATATCCAAATCTTTTATATTAAGATTCTGCTGTTCATTTAATGAGCAAGCTACATCGTTCAAATTAGTATAATTAAATGAATACACCCTACTATTTGATTGAACAGAAATCCACTTCAATAGCTTAGATGATATGCTGCCAACATTATAAATGTATTTACCAAGATAATTTCTTTTATTATCGAAATATTTGTACTGTGACATAAATATGTTTAAGTCGTTAGATAATTTCTTATATTCAAGCTCAATATTTCGATTTTTTTCGATATTCATATTTCCGTATGAAAGAGCGTAATCCCTTAGGAACAGTTCAATATCAATCCAACCTGACTCTACACATTTTTTTATCATGGCATCAATCAATGTATTCGTAGGCTCAGGATGTTGCGTTTTTATATACATTTTATCAATAAATGCCTTATACGAAGTATTTAACCCTAAATCAAGGTCAAACCCATTACCTATTACCAATATTATGCTTGGGTTATTATTTGTATTTCCCATAACATTCATTGTTTTAGTTTCAAATACCCATCTTTATCTACTATTACTGTGAGCTCCCGCAATTTTTCTGCACTATCCTTACTCTCTTCTATTAGCATATTGCCTTTCCCACGTAGTAGCCATTCGGATGAGATTTCGGGAAAGGCTAACAGTGTATTTAGTATTAGGTCAATTGACACACCCCTCTTCCCTATTAACTGATTATTCACTGTAGTTTGTTCCATATTTATTTTATTTGCAAACGCATTTTTCGATAACTTATAGCTATCTATTAATTCATTAATCCTTTGTAAAACAAGCGATTTCATATTTAATTATTTAGAATGTTTATAAATAAGTCATTTGACCTAAAATAACTCATAATACATTTTGTATATTAGGTCATTTGACCTATATTTGCACTGTGATTTAAATCAAACCATAAATCACGAGTGAAAAATTAAAGAAATAAACAAAGGTATTTTATTTAGTTTGCAAATGGAGAAAATAATAGTTAAAAGAATTAAAGGCAGGGAACTTTCCGAGACATTGCGTTCAATGAAAGTAGGCGAAGAATTGACTATCAAAGAGAAAGATTTTCGTCCTACGAGTGTTTTCAACGCATGTTACCGACTGAAAAAGGAAGGGTTCTTGTTTTCGTGCTCTGCGAAAAAAAATATTGACGGAAGTATAGTAACAAGATTAAGTTAATTTAATAAGGAGGAATAAACTATGGATAATACCCAAAAAAAGAATGAAGGATTGTTTGATGAGTTTTGCAATAATGCGAAATCCTTAACTATGGAAATTCGCAGATTAATACTACGGGCTGAACAGCGTGATAACGCTATGAATGATACAAAGGGCGTTATAGGACGTCCACTCCAATGTTTGAGTGAGATGTTGGAAATTGGAATGGCGAAGGCGGACGTTGAAGCTGGGAAAGGTATTGATATGACTGTTGATTTTACAATAAAAACCGACAATGACAAATATAAAGTCAATGTTTGTGCTTTAGACAAAGAGCTAAGCGGAAAAATTCTTACTATGCTTTTAGAACTTAGAAAAGAAAAATTGCTTTCGATTTTACATTTCGGAAAATCAAAAAAGGAAGAATTAGACGACCTTACATCATCCCTTTTCGACTTTTTAATGATTTTTCCAAAAGAAAATGAAACAATCAATAAACAAAGCAAGGGGGAATGATTACGAATATTACTATACACAAATTTTTCATCAATGAGGAAAATCCATGTGATGAGTGGGAACAAAATCGGCATGAAAAGTGGAACCAAGCAGTTAAAGATTTGAATGAAGCGTTACAACAAGTTATAAATGAAAATACTATGGATATTGAGAAAATCAACTCCTTATCAAGCGATATTAAATCTGTCGAAAGCATGATGAAGCATTTGGATAAAATCAGCATAGCTGCCAAAATTCCAAATGCAGGATATGGAGCTTCAATTTATGATGCAGCACCGGACACCATAATATCTGTCAAGTTGGATGCGGACATGGCTAAAACCATTTTAGAACAATGCAAGGTCATTCTTATCAAGCAATTCAAGGAGGCTGCCGATAAATTGTAAAAATCAAAAACGGTCAAAATAAAAAGTTATGGAAAGAAGTAAAATAGCGGTAATATTTGCCCTTGTTATCATAGCATGCGTGTTAGCCCTGATAGTCATCATTCCTTACGCGTGTTTCCTTATCAATTTTTGGCTGGGATTGATTGTGTCAATAGTCTTTGTGGCAAGTATCTCCCGTTTTCTGATTTTAGTTTCCAGAGTTATCCAAGGAAGAGAAATAGATAAAGAGGAAAACAAAATCAAGGAAGAATACGAAAAAGCGGTCAAGGATAGTCAAAATCGCCTTATGGAGCAGGTAATTAAAATGAATAAGCAAAGAAGCAACCAATAAATATAAAGCTATGAATATGAATAAAATATCAAAACAGATTATCGTATTTACCATAGGATTTATCGGCTTCTTATTCCTTCTCGGGATTGTCGGTAAATCAGATTATAATCAGGAAGTCATATACAACATGACGGAAACGGCTTACAATGTTATTGTAGATTCTCTCGGCGAAGGTTGCAGCGATACTCAAATCGTAAAGACTTATTTAAACAACAAAGAATATTACGATAGCTTAAGTTGGTAAATTATGGGAAGGCAGAAAAAAGTAGGCAAAGTAGAACCTGTACAGAAAACATGGCTCTCCGCTAAGGAAGCAATGGCATACTTGGGATGCAGCGAGAAGCTGCTGGAAAAACTAAGGAATAATGCCGAAATATCATTTTCCCAATACAACAAACGTGTTATTTGGTACGAATTAAGAAGTCTTGAAAGGTTCATAGAAAGAAACCGCGTTGTGTGAACAACGCTCCTTCCTCTTAGCTCAGCCAGGCAGAGCATCGCTATGGTTACTTGTTCGAAGGTTTAGTATCCGGTAATTTCCGGTTAGCGAAGGTCGCACGTTCGAGTCGTGCAGAGGGAGCATTATACATAGTTCTTTGACGTATTGAATGTGAAATAAGGTTTAAGTATCTGATATTTAGACTTATTTCAATATAGCCGAGGATTACGGATAGCGGAAACGCGGGGACTCCGTATAGGCTTGGTTATCGTGATTGTCTCTTCGCACCGAAATGTCCTACGGTAGAGAGTATGCGGTTTGGGCACCCGTATCGCAAGAGACAAAGGTCATAAAGAAGACATAAGCGTCCGATACAGTCTTAAATCGGTATAAAGTATGAGGTGGTAATGAAAGGCGCCCGTACACGCTTATTATATACAGCCAACGGTATGCGAGATGCAGGAAATCGGATTTCCCCGTTGGCACCAATGAAAAATTATTAAATATGAATGAATTGCATATTTCTCCGGAACGTCATAACAGGAACCTTGTTACCGGAAGATTTTTAAAAGGTTGTACTCCTCACAACAAGGGGAAATCAATGGTTTACCGTTCCAAACGGTCACAAAAGAGAAGTCTTGCCGGCCTTGCCAAAGGCCGTGGGGCATGGCATAAGACCGGAGCCGGAATGAATAAAAAGAGCGTGGTTTTGATAAAAAACGGACGTCTGTATGGCGTATTCCCTTCCATTCAAGCAGCAGGCATCGCGTTAGGCGTTAGCCCATCTTTGGTAGGCAGGGTATGTAGAAAGCTGCGTAATAACCACACGACAAAAGGGTTTCAATGTTTTTTTGAAAGCGATAACAGTTGGTGTGATTTAATCAAATGAGTATGGATAGTAATAGACAAAATATCTTAACTAATTATATTTCCTACCTGTACACAACGGGTAGAACTTATGATACTGTCGGAAAATACATCAAGCATGTAACGGACTTTCTTGAAAGTGCCGAAGAAATCAATCGCCGTGGTTATCTGGCTTATAAGCGTAAAAATGCCAATATTGGGGCACGTTATCCATTGATGAGTGAAGCCATTTGTGATTTATTATTCCACCTTAAAATCGGGTATAACCGTCGGGAAAAGAAAATAAAGACATTGGAAAGGCTTGATACCATTTCAGAAAAGAACAGGAAACTGTTGAATGATTTTATAGTATGGCTTACCGATAGCAATGATTACTCTTCGCATACAGTGGATATTTATTATACATCCTTGAAGCAATACTTCGAATATGCCAATGACATAAATATGGAGAATTGCAAGAGGTTTATACGGACTTTGGAAGAGAAATCACTATCCCCGCAAACTATCCGTTTGCGTATCACCGCTTTAGAAAAGTTCTCTAAATGGTTAAAGAAACCGATAGAACTTAAAAGGCCTAAGATGAAGCGCAAGCTCGATGTAAACAACGTCCCGACAGAAGAGGAGTACAACCGCCTACTGGATTTTCTGAAAACGAAATCCAACAAGGATTACTACTTTTTTATCAAGGTACTGGGTACAACGGGCGCACGTCTATCAGAATTCCAACAATTCACGTGGGAAGACATAGCGGCGGGTGAGGTTACGCTTCGCGGCAAAGGTAATAAATACCGTCGCTTCTTTTTCCAAAAACAGTTGAGACAGGAAGCAATGGCATACATGAAAGAAAACGGTAAAACAGGACTTCTCGCTGTCGGGAAATTCGGTCCGTTAACTCAACGAGGTTTTTCCCAACATTTGAAAGCATGGGGAAAACATTGCGGTATTGACTCAAGGAAGATGCACGCGCACGCCTTCCGGCATTTTTTCGCTAAAATGTACCTGAAAAAAAATAAGGATGTCATTCAACTAGCCGACCTTCTCGGTCATGGTAGTGTAGACACAACAAGAATTTACTTACAAAAAAGCTATGATGAACAAAAAAGAGATTTTAATCAAAGCGTTACATGGTAGTGTAGCGCAACTCAATGAGTTGTCATCCATGACTGAAGGGATAGACATCTATGATGCCACCGGACATGTTGATACAAAATTTCTCATGGAAGCGCTATCCTGCGTCAATGCCTTCATGGATGCGAGCAATACGGTTGTTCAAAAAATATCTTCACTGTTAGCGCCGGATGCTCCAACGGACGAAAAGAAAAAACAGGCTGATGAAGGTAAGAAATGGAATGTGGAAGATATACTGAAGCATTGTACACTTGAGGCTAACGTACTCAAACTTCCGAAAGTACAATTTAATAAAAAGTCTTATGCCGAGGCCAAGAAGTGGATTGAAGAAGCTGGTGGCTCATGGCAAAGTGGGAAGATACAGGGTTTTACATTCCCGTTCAATCCGGAAAGGGTGTTCTCAATCCTTAAAGAAGGGAAGCGTTGTAACCTTCAGCAGGAATACCAGTTCTTTGAAACGCCGGCTGAGGTGGCGGACTGGCTGGTTATGCTTGCCGGTGGAATAAATGAGGCTGATACAGTGTTGGAGCCAAGTGCCGGACGTGGTGCTCTGATAAAAGCGATTCATAGGTCGTGCCCGTCAGTAACAGTAGAATGCTATGAACTGATGCCGGAAAACAGAGAGTTTTTGCATTCGTTAAATAATGTAATACTGCTTGATGAAGATTTTACAAAGGACAGCGTAGGAAGCTATACCAAGATTATCGCCAACCCGCCTTTCTCAAACAACCAGGATATAGAGCATGTGAGGATTATGTATGAGCGTTTGGCGGCAGGTGGAACGCTCGCAGCCATTACCAGCTCTCATTGGAAAATCGCTTCGGAAAAGAAATGTGTTGATTTCCGTAACTGGTTGGAAGAGGTACATGGAGAAGTTTTTGAAATCGGTGCAGGAGAATTCAAGGAAAGTGGGACATCTATAAGTACGATGGCAGTAGTGATAAAGAAATAGAGATACTCCCTTCCCGTCAAATTCGGGCACGCTGAAAAGCCAAACACGTATTGTTGCGTTGAAGGGAGCGCTTATACTTAATATTATAAAATTATGGGATTTATTATCGGAGGACTTTTCCTTGCTTCTGGATGTTTATTTGGAGCAGTGCTATTTAATATTGATGCAAGACGTTGCAATATAGCACGTGCAATAAGAAATGTACTTGTTTGGTTTATAGCTGTCGGAGTAACACTAATGGTGATAGGTGTATATCAAGTGCACAATATGCCCATATATGAATACTGTGTAAACATTCACTACATTGACGGGTATTCAAATACGATAAAATATGAGGGGTGTTGTGACCCGATAATTAAATCGAGCAGAGGTAGCTATTATTTCTCTTATTCCGAAGGTCTTATTCCTGGAGTGATAAGATTTGAGATAATACGTAAAGTAGAAAAAAAATAAAATAATTCCCGTGGCTCTCAATAGATGCTTGAGAGTAGTAAGGCTACCATCGGAACGCTCACGGGAACAATAATAACCAAATAATCAGAATTATGAATAAGTACATCAAATTAATAACACTTTTGATTATCGGAATTGCTATTGGGAACAGGATTTTTAATCACCTACACGCTTGGCTGGGCGTAGCAGTAATATCAGCCACTACAATTTATTTTTTTTATAAACTAATTAAAAACTTAAAAAATGAAGAGATTGATTAATCTGACATTGGTCTGTATGACCTTATTGGTATTCGCTTCTTGCGAAAGAGTAGCCCCTAACTATGCTGGGGTTCTGATGGAGAACTACGGTAAGCAAGGGAAAGAGGATTTCAAGGTGGTATCGGGTAGAGTTTCCACTTGGGAATGGGGTACAGAGTTGTTTCAAGTCCCATTATTTGACCAAAGAGGTGAATTTGCCAAACCTGTCACTTTGAAAGCTGCCGATAACACAGAATTTAATGCACGTCCCACCTATTCATATAAAGTTATAAAAAATAGGGCTGTTGATGTTGTATTCGATAATAAACATATAGATAAAGCCGATACGGAATCCGGGAAAGATGGTTTTATGCAAAGCCTTGAAGATAATATACTTGAACCGCGTATTTATGACTTGATAAAAGAAGAAAGCCGGAAACATAAGACAGACAGCTTGATGGCTGATGGCGGTTCTCTTCTTTTTGAAAAACGGCTGGAACAGATAGTAGATAAAGAATTTGAGAAAAGAGGGCTTCAATTGTTGACTTTTTCCGCGCAGCTTGAATTTTCAAGAGCAGTACGTGAAAAGATTGATAGCCGTAATGAGGTTAATACCAATATCTCTGTGTTAGACCAGCAAATAGCAGAACAGAGAAAACGAAATGAGCTTGAACAGTTAAAGACAGAACAGGCTCTAATTACGTCAAGAGGATTGACGAAAGAAATCTTATACAAACAATTTATTGATAAATGGGATGGCAAAACGCCCTTATATGGGATTTCTCCTGATTTCTTAAAAATTACTCAATAAGCCCGTGAGGGTGAATAATTCATGATATCTTTTTAATGTAAACAGTCCCGTCCACGTGCTGGTCGGGAAACACTGCGACATGGCGGAATGGTAGACGTAGCACTCTATGATAGGAATGTCAAACCTTAGATGTGTGGAGCTTGACAACTCGTCCCGGTTCGAGTCCGGGTGTCGCAACATATTCATCACAGATGAAGGATTTGTTTAGTCGTAGCCGGGCGGTCTGTGAAGATAGCCCGGTTTTTATTTGAAAACCCATTAATAACAATTATATGAAAACATTACAATTAAGTGAACAAAAAGCCCGTGAACTATATCGGAGCGGTTCAAAAGAACTAAAAACAGTATTGGAAGAATCCTTTGGAAAGGATTTCTTTTCACAAGACGTTACAGAAAGAGTGAAAACCTACCTTGATGCTTGTCACGAGTTGGGAAGGGAACCACTTGATGAGAAAAAGCTATTGGAGTTAGGTTTGACGGAACACGATATTGCTTACCAAAAGCTGGCTATCGTTACGGAAGCTCTAAATGAAGGTCAGAAACTTAATGTATGCGATGCTAACGTGAAACGCTGGTATCCGTGGTTCAAGCCTAATGGGTCTCCTTTCTCTTTCGCTTTCAGCGATTCGTGTTACGGTATTGCGTGTGCGAATGCGGGTAGCGGGTCTCGCCTTTGTTTGAAAAGCGAAAAGCTTTCCAATTATTGCGGGAAGCAATTCATTGATTTGTGGAAACAATTTATTCTATAACCCTATAAACTTACAATTATGACTTTAAATGTAGATAAAAAGAACGCTTTAAAGGCTTGGAGAGAAGCGGACAATAAAGGAAAGCAGATGCTCGAAAATCTATACGGCAAAGAAATATTTGCCAATCAAAACGTAATGGATAGAATCAAAACGTTTGAAGACGCAATGGAAGAAACAGGAAGAAAAGATGTCCCTGATTTTTCAGATTTGCCCAAAGACATGCGCAAGCGTTTCATTGCGTTATATAAAATGGAAGTTATTACGGAAGCTCTAAATGAAGGCTGGAAAGCAGACTGGGATAACTCGGATGAGAACAAGTATTATCCCTATTTCTTTATGTCTCCTTTCTCTTTCGCTTTCCGCGATTCGAATTACGGTGCTGCGTATGCGCGTGCGGGTAGCGGGTCTCGCCTTTGTTATAAAACACGCGAACTTGCGGAATATTCGGCAAAACAATTTATTGACATTTGGAAAGACATCCAGATAGGATAAGCATACAAAGGTCGTCTGCCCTTGTCTCCTTCCTCTTAAAAATAAATTATGGAACAAGAAATTTGGAAAGATATAATTGGATATGAAGGGATATATCAAATATCCAGTTTAGGTAGAGTAAAATCTGTGAGCAGATATGTAAACCATATAAATGGAGTAAGACATGTTCATAGTAAAATTTTAAAGCCTAATAGTTGTTCTCTTTATTTAAATATTAGTCTTAGTAGAAAATGTGTAATGAATAGATTCACTATACATAGGCTTGTAGCTAAAGCTTTTATTCCTAACCCTAATAATCTTCCACAAGTTAATCATAGAGACGGCAATAAATTTAATAATAAAGTAGAAAATCTTGAATGGTGTTCTTCCTCTGATAATCAAAAACACGCATATAGAATTGGGTTAAAAAAATCTCCTAATTTAGGCAGATTCGGCAGTCTAAATCATTCATCTAAAGTTATAATACAATATAGTTTAACAGGAGTGCCAATTCAAGAATACGGAAGCACAAGAGAGGCTTCCAGAGTTACTAAAATAAATCAAGGAACTATAGCAGCATGCGCAAGAGGGGAAAGAGCATCAGCCGGTTCTTATAAATGGAGATATAAATAACCAAATTCAGCCGCAGAAAAGGTCAGAGCTATTACCGTACTAAAAGCCGTGAGAGAAGCGAAGTGCGCACCGTTTCCCTTTAACCTTGTGCGGGCGGTCTAAAAAAATTATTTATGGAAAATAAAGTGAAACAGTCTTCAAAGAATAAAGAGGAAAACCTCTTGAACGAAGATAGAAAAGCCTCTAATAAAAGGCTGAAACAATATTCCGCTCGTATTTCATTGGGATATACAGAAGAGAGCCTGGAAGAAGAAAGAAGAAACCTCTGCCTTAGTCAGGGATTATCAAGACGTTGTTAAATTTAAAATTTATTATATTATGCCAATCGTAAAAAAGAACGACGTTCTACCTGAACGTCCTGTTATTATTGTACTTTATGGAGTACCGGGAAGTGGAAAGACAAGTGTTGCTACAACAGCTGATACCCCCTTACTGATTGATTGTGACAGAGGCGCCGACCGAGCAGTGCAGCGTTGCGATACTATAATGGCTAAAAACTGGAAAGACATAGACAGCGAGCGTGAATCAATGAAAGACTATAAAACAATTGTGGTTGATACAGCCAAGTCTATGCTTGACGATTATTTGAGCCAGTATGCCATTGAAAATAACTATAAGTTAAAAACAAATTCTTTAAAACGCTTCGGACAGATGGGCGAAGATTTTAAAGAGTTCGTCAACTTCCTTCGTTCAAATGGTTCTGATATTATATTTATCTGCCATGATAAAGAAACAGCAGACGGTGATGTGATAAAGCACTCTCCGGATTGTACCGGACAATCTAAAGACCTTCTTGTTAGAATTGCAGACCAAGTGGGATATGTATTTATCCAAAATGGAAAACGCTGTATATCTTTTGCTCCGTTAGATAATTTTGTAGGGAAAAATGTTGCCGGGCTTGAAACTGTTACGATTCCAGATTATGGCACAGCCCAATTTGATACTTGCATGTCTGACATCGTTTCAAAAGTCAAAATATCTATTCAAGGAAAAGGAGAAGCACAAGTAAAAGCTAATGAGCAACTTGCGGCAATACGAGAGCAACTTGCGGCTGCAATGACTGACGAAGATATTATCGCATTAATGGAAGCGACCAAGACGCTACCTAAAATCATGCAATTACCGTTCTTCTCTGAAATGCAAAAAAATCTTGCTACAAAAGGATACGCATTCGACAAGGATAAAAAAATGTTCATTAAAGCATGAAACCACTTATAAGGGTAACACAACTGGAAGCATTTCGAAAATACATAGAGCAAAGCGATTACGCCAGTTATGAGATAACAGAGCAGTCTGTTATTGACAGTATAACTGGTGTTTTCACTGGAAATTTCTATACGAAAATCGGGAAGGCTTTCCATAAAATTATAGAAGAGGGTGCGCCGAAATGCGAAAAGGTTGACGCTGGGGAACGCACCTTTCTATATTACAGTAAAGAACAAAAAGAACCTGTACCTTGCGGAAGGTCATTTGATATAGAAGGCGATAAAGTTATTATGGATATTCCGCAATGCAAAACCGCACTTGCTTACCGAGGCGAATATCCGAATGCCTTCCATGAGATACGGTTATATAAGGATTTTGGAGATGCTATTATAACAGGATGTGCCGATATGATAGATGGTATAGAAATAAGAGATATTAAAACCAAATATTCTCATCCCACTGATGCCGATTACATAAATTCTTGCCAATGGAAATTTTATCTCCAATTATTCAATGCAGATATATTTCATTTTGATTTGTTCATATTTGAAGGATATGATAAAGAGAAGCATGGATATGATGTCAGAGGTATTCCGTTGAAACGTTATGAGCCTGCAATAACATGTTATCGCTACGATGGCATGGAGCAAGATAATTATAACCTGCTTTACTTATTTCTTGAATGGGTAGAGCACAGAGATTTAACCAAGTATTTACTTAAAGAAACAATAGAATAGCATTATGATTTTAACAGGAAGCATTTGTCTTAGTGACATTCCCCGTGAGCAAATGAAGAAAGTAGTCTGCAAAGACGGGAAAGAGAGAATTTATTTAAATGTGGCGGTTATCGAACGCAAGGAGCCTTCACAGTTTGGGCACACCCATTTTATTACGTGCGCCCCCAAACAGGAAGAACGCAAAGAGGGCACGCAATATATTTTTGGAGATTTCAAGGAATATAGGCCTGTTCAGAGCAGTCCAACGCCGGAACAAGTTGCGGAAGCTCCGGGATTATCCCCGCAAGATGATTTGCCATTCTAAAATATTATGCAATACGACCTATCCAACCCACTCCACAAAGAGCAGTTCAAAATACGATGTAACCATCTATTCTCAAAGGGTTGCATTGTGGAACTGACGGAAAAGAAGCCTAAAAGGACAACGCAGCAGAACAAATACCTGCACACCCTTTTAGGCTTCTTCGCTTGTGAGACGGGGAACACGCTGGAATACGTAAAACAGAACTATTACAAAAAGTTAGTAAATCCTGCAATATTCACCCGTAGGATTAATGATAAGTTTTTGGGAGAAATGGAAGTTTTACGTAGTTCCACTGATTTAGATACAGCGGAAATGACGACGAGCATTGAACGTTTTCGTAATTGGGCGAGTGCCGAATGCGGCGTTTATCTTCCAAGTCCTGATGAAGAGAGGTTATTGCAATTAATGGAGATTGAAATAGACAGAAACAAAACGTTTATTTAAAGTAGAAAATTATGAATACATGGCTTAAGGTGAAACTCATTACAGGGGAACAGCAGGAAATAAGATTAATAGAAAACAAGAAAGAGAAATAATCTATGAGCGAACAGAAAAACAACTTCGACAAGAAAGTACAGATGCACTTGGCTTGCTCAAAAAATGAACTGAGAAAAGAAATGCAATGCGTCTATTTCAAAGATGGATTTGCATACGCAAGTGATGGTATCATTCTCGTTAAAAACAGAATATCCGAAATATCAGGATTGGAAGGATACGAGGCAGAAGCACTTAACGGGAAATTCCTTCATGCCGACTTATACAAGGATATGTTGAAATACGACAATATTATGATTGCGGAAGATGGTATCGAATGCAGTAAAGGTGATGATAAGGTATTCTTCTACTTTTCTAAATTTGATAAATTTCCAAATGCAGAAAAAGTATTGCAGAATGCGCTTAATATGAAGCCTGTACCATTGCCGCAGTTTAGCTTTGATATGAAAGTTATTCAACGGCTTAATAAGGCCCTTTATGAAAGTGACAAGTGTACCGCTATGTTCAAAGGTACTAACCAACCTATTGTATTTTACAGCATGATAGAAAATATCAGTAGCGTAGGATTATTCATGCCTTGTTATACTGATGAGGAAAATGGAGATAAATGATTATATCCCTAATAAATAACCATACTTATTAACTAAAAGCCCTCTACTCGCGTAGAAGTCCCGTGAAAGGTTCGGGTTAAGTGAAATCAGCTAACAGTTAACTATCCCGGTGTGGATTGACCGCCTATCCGGGAGCAAATTTGTTGACCTGCCTGCCCGGTCTGTGAAGATATGGTAGGAAAACGGGGAATATGGTAGCGTTGAACGTATTGGACGGTTATTCTTTTTGATTGCCAATTATTTTGTTTTAAAATTAGTATTAGTTATTCATTAGTTTATTATCCTTTACCATCCAGCAAAACAACGTGTTCTGTTCGATTCGGAACTTCCCCACTAACTACAACTCATTATGAAACTTACAATAACCAAATCCGAAGGTGCAATCATTCAGAAGCTTATTGCAGACCGAAAGTCAGACATTCATAATTTGGAGGTGACAGCAAACAGGCAGAGCGTCTAAGTAAGCTGAACAAGAAGATTGCAAGGCAGATAAAGAAACAATATAAGACATGAGTCCTTACGTAATAACTTCTGCGGTTCTTATTACCTATGACGGAAAGAAGATACCGTTGGAAAACATAGAGAGTGAAATAATGACCCGACCTATCCAGTTGACTAAGGAGAGGATACTTGATGCTTTCTCCATGATGAAAGATAAACCGGTGGATGTGGAACTTAAAATCAAATATATATGAAGAAAAAAAGAGAGTATATTACAATCACAACCGAGACGGACATATATATAGACGATTATCTCGATGATTTTATGACCGTTGCCTCTGATGAAGATTTGATTGAAGAAATAGAAAAACGAGGGCATGTGGTATATAAAAAAGGAATTCCTATTACTCCTTTTGGAGAGCAACCTATTGAATTTAACAATCCAGCCGATTTAAAAAGGCATTTATGCGACATAGCCAATGTAGGCTATTGTATATCCAATGAAGAACTTATCAATGAAATAAAATCAAAACTACCATAGATTTGAAGAAATGAAATCAAAATACTTTGCAAGGAAAACAATAAACAAATACGGAACATTCGACAGTTCTCACGAATATCAATATTACATTTCTCTTTTGGACAGGCAGAAGAAAGGCGAGATATATGGGCTTAGAAAACAAGTAAGCATAGAAATTATACCCAAACGTGTTGTGGATGACATAAAGCATCTAAAAACGAAAGACAAAGCGATAAAACGTGTGGATGAGCATAATGCGGTTTACACTTGTGATTTTGCCTATTACGACAATGTGATAGACAAATATGTAATGTTAGAATTTAAGTCGCCAATAACGGCAAGACTTCCCGATTATATTTTGCGAAGGAAGCTTGTCAAACAAGCAATAGATAGACACAACAAGCGTAAGGCGCTTAAGCATTGGGTGTTTGTTGAGGTAATTATGGATGACAAGGGAAGGAAGAAAGTAAGCAAATATAAAGGAAAAGATTGACAAATGGTTATTTGAAAGATGTATGACAATGGCAAAAGATAGCTTTATACTATATAAGTCTTTCTACAAACCTATATCAAGATTATCAGATAAACAGCTTGGACGATTATTCCGTGCAATTTTCAAGTATCAACTTGGCGAGGAGGTTACGGTAGAGGAGGACATTGAAATGGCATTTGGTTTCTTTATCAACCAATTTGAGATAGACGAAACTAAATATCATGGCATTGTCGAGAGAAACCGGAACAACGGGCGTAAAGGTGGTGCTCCGATTGGGAATAGCAACGCAAAATCGAAACAACCCAAACAACCCAGTGGGTTAAATTCAACCCAAACAACCCAAAACAAGCCTAATGAAAATGATAATGAAAATGATATAGAGAAAGAATCTCCTAACGGAGATAAGAAAGCGATTCCCAAAAACAAGGAAGTTGATTTGTCTTTTGTTGATGAGGATTTTAAAGATGCATTTAGGGAATGGCTTGAATATAAGCGCGAGCGAAGGGAAAACTATAAATCTGCTAAGTCGCTAAAAATGTGCTATAATCATCTATTAGAGTTAAGTGACAACAACCCACAAAAAGCAAGATGTATTGTTGAGCAATCAATAGCAAACAACTATTCCGGATTATTTGAACTAAAAAATTATGGAAAGAATCGGAAACCTGATACTGAACCAGACAAAAGCTCCGCCGGTATCAAATCAATTGTCTTCGGTAAACAAAGCTAATCAGAAACAATGGAGCAAGGAACAGGCTGATATGTACTGGCGCAACCAACTTGTAATTTCTATGAAATCCATTTCACCGACCTTTACAATTGATGACAGCAACCGCCAACTGTTGAAAGCTCTTTATCAATGGATATGGGGAATGCCTGGAATACTTGATTTAGATAAGGGACTGTTATTACACGGTTCTATCGGGGTAGGCAAATCCACTTTACTGAAAGGGTTACAGAATTATGCGGCGAAAATTGCCCGCTATTGTATTGGCGGTGCGGATGCCGGATTGACCTTTCAATTTACCAGCGCTGCCGAGATTGCCTTACAGTTTGCCGAGAAGGGAATTGCCGGGTTAAACCAATACACAGACAGGTCATGTATGCACAATCTTGCCATTGACGAAGTAGGTAGGGAGCCAATGGATGCCAAGCACTTTGGTACGGGCATCAATGCCATTCAGACCGTTTTGCAACTGCGCTATGAGCAGAGATATTGTTTCTACACCCACATGACTACCAATCTTGACCCGAACACGGAGTTTTCCGGGCGGTATGGGGATTATATTGCCGACCGGGTTAAGGAGATGTTCAATGTGGTTAAAATTGAAGGTAAAAGCCGAAGATAGATGGCAAAGAAAAAAGAACCCCTCTCCCCCGTCCACTGCTACCAATGCTCATACGCCAAAGACTTTATCGGAAACTCATGCCTCTGTAAGGCTAAAGGTCATAGGGTATGCGCATGTGACAGGTACGGAAGGATATGTGAGAATTTTAAGAAAAAATGATTATGGACACAGAACTTGAAAAGAAAATCGAACAATTGGAGCAGCAGCGTGATAATGCGATGCGCATACGCTGCCCGTTAGTGGCAAAGAAGTTTCAGCGCATGATTGACGAGCTTGCCAAAGAGAGCAGAAACAAGAGTATGGATAAGGCAGAATACGCAAAGCAATGACTACCGATACAGCAACCAAGATAATCAGCAAGTATGAGAGCCTTGTGGTACTCTGCACTTACAACATTCTCTTCACGAACGACATCTGTTGCGGGCAGGTTATCGAGAGCCTGCATGCGATGAAGAGAACGCCTTATTACAGACAGGCATTCAAACGGCATTTGAATGATGCCGACAAGGCAAGAAAGGAATATGAGCGTACTGTAAACAGCGTTATCGGTTCAGACCGGAGCGAGTTCTTCGCTGACTGCAACGACAAGTACACGGAAGAAGTGAACAAGCACGTGGATATGTTGTACTGGCAGTTCAAGCAGGTTCTTGACGATAACGGCGTATCTCATTCCGCAGAGATTGCAAGATTTGAACTTGCAAGGACATTGTGCGATTACTCCTGTATTCAGTTCGACGAAAGGATTAAAGAACTTCGGAAGAAAGATGCACGGTTCAACGGGTTTACGTTGGAATATTTGAAACTTTCCAATGTGGCAAGGATGATGAACCTTGCTTCCGACAGTTTGAAAATCGGGAAAACGGTCAATATGAACACAGAACGATGCACATCCGCATTTGATGTGCTGGTAAGAAAACTGTCGGATGCCGATAATATTGCCAATGCGATAAAAGTTTAGTGAAATGAAACTGATTTATAACCTTATAACTCTCCTCATGGACTGGCTTTCGGTAGAGGTCGGAAAGGATGAAGAGTGGTTCTGAGATACGAAAACGGAAAAATATCAAACTATGCCTATAAGTGAAGTATATAACTGTGATAGAATGGATTTTCTATCTAAGTTTCCAGATAAGTTTTTTGATTTGATAATAGATGACCCGCCTTACGGAATTGGAGAAGATGGCGAAAAGAATGGTACTCGAAGCAAGATTGCCATATCAAAGTCATATATCTGTTATTCCGGAAACGATAAAGATGCACCACCCAAAGAGTATTTTCAAGAACTTATTAGAGTTTCTAAAAAGCAAATAATATGGGGAGCCAACCATTTTATAAGCCGTATTCCTTTTGATAGCAGTTGCTGGATAGTTTGGGATAAAGATAATGGAATGAATGATTTCGCCGATTGTGAATTGGCATGGACTTCATTTCCGACTGCCGTCAGAAAATTTAAATATAGATGGCACGGAATGCTACAGGAAAACATGAAGAACAAAGAAATACGCATTCACCCTAATCAGAAACCTGTTGCGTTGTATGGATGGTTGCTTAATAATTATGCGAATCCCGGGCATAAGATTGGAAGTCCTCACATGGGTAGTCAGAGCGATAGGATTGCTGCCTATAAACTTGGGTTTGATTTCTGGGGATGCGATAAGGATAAACACTACTTTGAAGCGGGTAACATTCGTTTTCGTCAAGAGTGTTTCGGAGAAACAAAAACGAGTAAAGGCACTTTGGTTCAGGCCAGCCTATTTTAATAGTAATAGAAATATGAATGTTCATCAGACAGTCCCCCGCTCCGATTGCACCTCTTTCGCGAAATGTGGCAAGCATTCCCTTGCTTATTGCCGGAAGTACGGTGCATCCGAATGCGGCCAGTGTGAGATAGTGAAACGGAAGCCGAGAAACCGGGTGATGGTGGACGGTGTAGAACGCAAGGTATGTAGCCGCTGTAAAAGACTGCTTTTGCTATCCTGCTTCTATGACAGGACAATCTATCGTAATGGGAAAGCATACCACATCAAGACCTCATGGTGTAAAATGTGTGTTTCGGAAGACAATCGGGAACGGAATGAAAGGAAGAAATCGAATTAAAAATAATCTATATGATAATAGCATGGTTTTCTTGCGGTGTAACATCCGCAGTAGCTTGTAAGATAGCACTAAGTCTGTATGATGATGTGCAGATTTACTATATCGAAACAGGTTCCGGTCATCCTGATAACACCCGGTTCCTATCTGATTGTGAAAGATGGTATAATCGCCCGATACATACTATCAGAAGCGATAAGTATCTCAACGTAGAGGATGTGTTGGCTAAGAAAAGATTTATTAATGGTCCTACTGGCGCAGCTTGTACATTTGAACTAAAGAAACAAGTCCGTTACAAGCTGGAAAAAGAGTTGGGGAATTGGGACGGTCAAGTCTGGGGATTTGATTTTGACCCAAAAGAGATTAACCGTGCCATTCGCCTAAAGCAACAATATCCGGATACAAAGCCGTTATTCCCGCTTATTGAAAGACAGATAACCAAAAAGGATGCAATGGGTATGCTATGGAAAGCTGGCATTGAAATCCCTACCATGTACAAGATGGGTTACAATAACAACAACTGCATCGGTTGCGTGAAAGGTGGTATGGGTTACTGGAACAAGATACGGAAGGACTTTCCAGAAGTGTTTGCTCAGATGGCGCAGATTGAGCGTGATGTTGGAGCCACCTGCTTGAAAGATAAAGACGGGCGCATCTTCTTAGATGAACTACCAACGTGGCGAGGTGACCCAGTGGAAGAAATTATACCGGATTGCTCTCTTATCTGCCAGATAGAGTTTCAAGAGATAATCGACAGGCAGGTAGAACGGGTTTTGAAAGGAGAAATTCACATTAATGACGTAACATGAAGAAAAGAATAGAAAAAAAGATGCAGAAATACCAGCATAGATACAAATTACATCAGTATTTGAAGTATGCCCGCCAATGGTGTTGTGCTCTGGCCTATAAGGGTAAAATATACACGTTGTTAGATGATGGTAGAATTGTAAAGAAGGACGGTCAATTATGAATATAAAGAAAATAAAGGAACATAACCCTCAATCCTTTTTAGACGATTTGAAACGGGTAAGAGAAATCATGGTCTATGCAGCGCATACCAACTCCTACTATAAGACTCTTAAACATGAATTGTTGAGAGATGCCGAAGAGAAAACCATCATGTACTATATGACGGATTCCATATTCGCCAGGAAGCGTGATGTCATGGTAATAATTTAATCGAGAAGAATATGAAACAAACAGTAAAAGAAGCAGCAAAAGGATTTGCAGAATCAGTAATTGATTCATTCGGAAGAAGCGGAGTTCCGAGTGGTGTTTCCGATATTAAGGAAATGATTGCTCTTGGTTTTGAAAACGGCTCTGAATGGCGCATCAATAGCGTGTGGCATAAGACCAAAGATGAAGTGCCACAAGCTCATGGTGAATACAAAAATGAACATTATCCACAGATACCGTGCCTTGTCTATGGAAAAATAAGCACTGGAACTGGTTACGGTGTCCGCTATTGGAATGTAACAGAGCAGTGCTGGGACGATGAAGAGTGCGATGACTATGAGTGTTCCAAAGATGCCATTGAAGAATGGGCGTATTTGGATGATTTAATACCTAATAAAAAGCAATGATTTATGAAACAGACATTAGAAGAAGCTGCCCAAAGCATGGCTTACAATAAGATGCCAGATTGGGGAGGATTGCCAGCATTGGCGAAAAAATATTTTATAAAAGGTGCCGAATGGCAGGCAAAGCAATCCCCGTGGATAAGCGTTGAGGAGCGGTTGCCGAAAGATATTCCTGGTGCTCCTTTGGTAGTTATATTGGAAGACGGCAAAACTGGATATTACAACGCAAGATATACAGATAATTACGAGTTTGTAACCATGGATGGTCAGTTGTTGCACAATGTAGCATATTGGCAACCCATCCCCTCTTTCGATGAGATACTCGAAGCCAACAAGGATGTACTGGAACGGATTAAAGAGAAAGGAGATTGAATTATGTTTAGGACAAAAAAAGATGAAAAATTAAGATTGGACTTAGTGAAACAAGCTGGGTTCACATTAGACGAAGTACCATTGGTTTATGCTTTCATAAAGGGGGCTGATGAAGCACTGTCGGAGTTGCAAGAGTTCCGACAGTGGAAAATGTACAAAGAAAAGCAAAAGGTTGGATACAATCTTTAGGCTTTTTCTACAAGCAATGAGATAACAAATACTGGATAAGGCTGTCCGTCTTTTCCGATTTGATGGTTGAATGTAGTAGAAACAATCTGTTTCACAGTCCACCCATTTTCGTTTAATTGCTTGGTTACATCATCTAAATTCATTCCATAGGAATCAATGACGTTGAAACGTCGAGAGAAAGTTAGAACTCTTTGTTGCATAATCATAAATGTTTAAAATTAGACAAAAACAAAAGTAGAAATTAAAAGGGGTATATCCAATATTCATAATGATTAAGTTTAAAATTAGACACTTTACTCCTTTTCATAGGATATACCCCTTGTTTAAATTTGGTTAGGTATGGAAGTAAAGAACGGAATAATAATAGACGGAGTGCTGCATGAACTGGTGAATACTAATTCAGAGGCTTGTTGTGATGGTTGCTCTCTTTATAGTATTTGTTATCAATCAATATTAATATGCTACACGTTGGGTGGAGATATATTTGTCAGTCGTGGTAAAGTGACAGATATTAAGATAGATAAGGAGAAATGACTATGGGATTTACAACACCGTGTTTTATACGCAAAAATACAAAGGAACTTAGAAAGAAACTGGAAGAGTTGGGATATGAAATCCTTAATTCTGGTGATACAACTTTAGATGCACATAATTATGACGGCAAGGGAAGTCATAAAAGTATCGAAGAGGGAAAGGCTATCATAACGTCTTATGGTAATTTATATGGAGTGGTATATGATGTAGATACTGTCACCAAGAAAGGAAGAATTGATTGTGGAACCAACGAGGAGTTTTTCTTAGCTATCGTTTCATTGAGAGATGATACAGATGATAATCAACTATTCACCAATGGCAAGGGCGATTGGGGTATATACCGGGATGGCTCTGACGGCGGTTTACCTGGAATGGATTTCTATGGGATGCCTAATGATTTTAACTTATCATATTATCATAAGGCTACCGTAAACGAACTGATTGAACACTTTAATAAAAGTTAATTATGACCGAAGAACTTGTAACATTAGAGACAGCGAAGCTGCTGAAAGATAAGGGCTTCAATTGGAAGTGTGAACACCTAATAGACCGTAATAAGGTTATTACAAAATATGACCTTCCGCAAAGTATGTCGTGTTGTACGGAAATAGATGACGAACCAGTTGAATTTTTGTGTCCAGTGTTGTATATCGCCCAAAAGTGGCTACGTGAAACCAAGAAGCTGCACGTTGAAGTATCCTATATGTATGGGAATTATTGGATATACGATATACTAACAATACCGAACCATGATTTGATAGGGTTATCCGACAGACCTTTGGTGCATTATAAAAGCTATGAGGAAGCACTGGAAGCCGGAATACAAGAAGTATTAAAACTTATATGACTATGAGAAGATTTATATATATACTGGTTCCTATCATTATATCATATCTAATTTGTGTATATGAGTATAATACGTGGAATTTCATAGCCGGGTTAGAGCCTTCACAAGCTTGCGAAAGATTAGCCAAATACGCTTTTTATTTCGTGATATGGTATTGGGTTGCGAATAATGATTAATAGAATTATGGATAAAATAGGATTAAATATAGGCACTCTAAATAAATGCTGCTCCAAATGCAAGTTTGCAAAAGAAGCGTTTGACAACCAATTTGTAAGGTGCACATTTTATCGTTTTTATCCCTTTAAACAATTTGTATGTAATAACCATGAATAGAAACGAATACCGGGAACGCTACAAACATTACAGTCCATACAGTGGGCAGTGTTATAAGAAGTCGTTCATATCGGGAATAGCAAACAATGTGCATGTGAACATGAGATGTGACGGGAAATGCCCCCGTATGAGGAATTATGATAAGAGAAACGGAGTATTAACAGATAAAGAAAGAACAGATGAATCTAAATGAACTGCGCGACCGCGCCTATAAAACCGCTTGCGACCACGGTTTCCATGATGAAGAATTGAGTAACGAACATTGCCTTTGCCTCGTAATATCCGAGTTAATGGAAGCTGTGGAAGCGGACAGAAAAGGGAAGCAACCCAACATAATGCAATTCGAGAGAGGTATTTCATATCCTATGAACGATTTTAAGCAGGTGTATGATTATTGCATTAAAGGCACTGTAGCAGAAGAACTTGCCGATGCTGCCATCCGCTTGCTTGACCTTGCCGGATATAGAGGCATAGCCATTGAGACGTTTACAGAGGAAATGATATATGAATCAACAGAAAGTTGTAATGATGAATCGTTCACCGAAAGCATATACGCCATCGCTACGATTCCAGTAAGATTTAAGTATGAATACGACTACTCCTTTGACAAGCAGTTAAATAGTATGTTACTAAACATTATCGGTCTATCCAATTATATGGGTATAGATTTGCTTTGGCATATTGAGCAGAAGATGAGATACAATGAACTCAGGAGTTTTAAACACGGAAATAAAAAGTATTGAAAAGATGAAAGCAAAAGTAAAAGCAACAGGGGAAATAATCGAGGCTACCATGAATGCCAACGCACAACCGACAGCAGGAACAGGTGCGCGTTATGTGTATGAAGGCTCTGACGGAAACACTTATTTTGATACAGAATTGGATTTCGACAAGGTTTTTCCCGACTGGCAGCAAGTCCGCATACAGGCGGCAATAGCGGCGATGAACACATTGATAACCTGCTATGAAGGCACTTCTGACAAAGAACAGAAAATCACAAAGCGGGCTGTACAGTATGCTGACGCTTTAGTTGAGGAACTTAAGAAGAAAGGAGAATGACAATGGACACATCGTTAACCATTCAGCAAATCCATTTGGCTCTACGCAACAGCGGAATATGGAACAAGCGTAGCGATATAATGATACCCAACGTATCATGGGGGCTTCTTGACTACGAGGCGGATTTCCTCGTCCTCTCGAAAAGCGGGTATTTGACGGAAGTTGAAATCAAACGCTCGTGGGAGGATTTCAAAGCCGATTTCAAGAAGAAGCATGCCCATGATGACGAGCGTGTATATTACTTCTATTACTGTGTACACGAAAGCTTTGCCGATAAGGCTATTGAAATGCTGAAAGAGAAGCACAACGAAAAAGAGGTTGCATTCATACCTGCCGTGCTGATATACGATGACAACGGCATCATTATAAAGCAAATCGGCAATAGGTATAATGCAGGACATCATCGCAAGCTCTTCCTAGAAGAACAGCTTACGCTTACCCGATTGGCTCAACTGAGGTATTGGAATTTGCTTGAAAAACAATTGAAAAGTAAAGAATATGAGTAAAAAGAAAATAATCTTCCTTGATATAGACGGTGTTATTTCCACGCAAAAATCTCATTATGCACTTGATAAAGATGCGTGTGATTTACTTGGAAAGATTATAGATGCTGCGGATGCCAAGATTGTAATTTCTTCGTCTTGGAGAAGAAACACGGTAGAAGATACAAAGGAAGAGTTGACAACTGTGAGGCCTTTAGTTCCTTTCCCATTTCCATACGCTGACAGAATTATAGGAGTAACTATAAGGGCGTATGCCTACGTTATGCAAGGCGTTCATCTTGGTATCCCTCGTGGAGTTGAGATAAAACAATGGATTGACACTCATATCTACTCTGACAACGGTAAAAACTGGAACTATAAAGAGATTGGAGTTGATTTTAATTACGTGATACTTGACGATGATAGCGATATGCTTCTTGAGCAGGCTGAACACTTTGTCAAGACCGACACCCGTTTAGGCTTGACGGAAGACGATGTTGAACGAGCAATTAAAATATTGAACCAATGAGAAAAGCAGACAGAATAATCAGAGACAAACATACCCGCATTCCAGACAAATACAAGAAGATTGACACTACTGTCAACGGGAATGCGGAAAGCCTTGCCGAACAACACAAGGAAGTGGAGAGACAATTGTTTCCTTTACGCCTTAACAAGACCACCATTATTTACGTCACAAAAGACAAGCAAAACGAAACATATGCTGCAAAAGCACGTAAACGGATGGGGATAGCAGAGCCTAAGAAAACGTTTGTAGACCCGCTTTCGGAAGAGAACATTACCAAATTGTACAAGGAAGAAAACATACCACCCCGCAGAATGGCAGAAATGCTGAATGTAAGTGTAAGGACGATATATCTAAGGTTGGCTAAGTATGGACTTACGAAAGTGAAATGCAGATAGCAAGCTTACAGACACAACGATATAACCCTTGCCAAAACAGCAAGCGGTATTACCCAATGGATGAATCGTTCAAGGCGTTCTAAACGTTCCATTGGATAACCCGGAAAAGGCGGCAATAGTCCATGTAAAGGACATTGTCCGCCAATTCAAGCAGTTCGTCTATGTAATCCCTTTTTCGCATCACGTTCAAGTTTTCTACGTTGTTTACGATTTATGCCGTTTGTTGCGGCGAGACTATTCAGCGTCTCCTTTTGTTCGGGAGAAAGCATGCTATATACTTCTTCCCGTGATTTGCCTGATAAGATGGCTTGTACTATTTTCCACATAAGCTACGTCTGCAATGTTCACACAAAAATTTCTTTGCTACCGGAAACATCTTCTGCCCCACATACCCACTAAGATACTGCGCCTCTTCCCCATACGGGTCGACGCCAAATGCCCGTGAGATATGCCGGCATAGATGCCCCTTTTCATGGTCGAAAGAGTTCTGAAACTCTTCCGGCGAAGAAGTAAGAGCAATAACCATTACGGTCTCTCTGTTCCGGATATTGGAATAGGTGATGCCTGTGTTCAGATTACATGCGCGCATGTTCTTATAGGCATTCACCAAATCCAATCCCCTGCATCCTACCCGTTGAAGGTCGGCGATGATGCGGTCGGTATAATAGCAGTCCACTGCGTAATATACCCTCACTTCCCAATCATAGTCCGGTATGTAAAACTCCTGCACTATCATGTTTTAAATGTTTCTTTTTGTTCTTTATATCTAAATCCATATTTACCTTTCGGTTTTTTAGTTTTAGTAGCTCTTGCTATATGCGACTTTGAAACACCTGTAAAACGGCTTGCTTCGGACACAGAACCAAATTCATTTATAAAATTCCATTGATTATCATAAACCAAAACTTTCCTTGCATTGGCAGTAACAGGTAATTCTCTGATATTAACGTTATCCTTATCATATCCCCAAAAATAACCTCCAGCTGTATTTAATTTTCCATTACATACATCTATTATACTGCTATGATCTATTCCTGTTTTCCTTGATGCTTCCGCTCCAGAATAATACTTAGCGATAAAATTACCTTGCTTGTCAAATTGGTAGACTGTCTTAGGAGCTCTTTTCTTATTGTTTTTCTTTTTTGTTTCTAAGGCTTTTCTAATTGAATCCTTTGAATAAGTATTTTGCTTACATCGAGAATATGTTATATTATTTAGAGCATTTTCTTTATATGTTACCCATCTTAAATTTTCAACATTATTATCGTTCCTTATAGTATTAATATGGTCAATGCAAGGCTTATTTTCAGGGTTAGGAATAAATGCTTCTGCGACTAACCGATGCACTCTTTTCGGGTATGTTTTACCATTCATATATAAGTTTACATAAGAATATCCATGAGTACCATCAGAAGCAACAGCAGACATAAGGTGAGATTTTCTTTTTTCAAAGCAATTCCCTCTTTTCACAATCCTGTCAACAGACCTTACATTTCCCATATTAGATACTTCATAAAGTCCTTCAAATCCACTAATTGGTTTCCAAATTTCTTTCATATAGCACAAATTTTAGTTTATGCAAATATATGAATTACATTAATTCAGACCAAATAATCGGGTTTCCAGAACCAATACAATCTGCATAAAAACGGGTAAACGGAAGTCCGTCGTATCCATCCGGATCATCTATGTAATCCTTGATAAACAAGGCAAGATGAGCTTCGTCCACTATTGAACTCTTGTAGTAATCCGACTTCGCCATGTTGGCCACGTAAACGCAATCATACCCTGCGTCCTTTTCCAGTTTTACGCCATATTTCTTTAGCAGTTCTTCCACCTGCTCTTTACTGATTGGCTCCAGTTTTTCCTCTTTACCCGTAGCTTTATTTTCCACTTTCATGCGGGAAACAGCCCATAAGCACATTTTTTTGCTGAAATGCCAACCATACTGGCTAAGATAATCAGCCATTGCCGGCGGTATCCTGTCGTATGTATCTAATCTTTGTTTCATATTTTTCTGATTTTAAGTGATTGGCAAAAGAGGGGAATAATCCCCTCTCCATTACATGAACTCTCCGTTGGCGCGTCTGCGTCTGCGTTCGCTCATATCTTCGCCATAAGGCTGTGCGCTGCGGCGTTCGCTGTAAATCGGATATTCCGGGAAGTAACCCGGCATACGGCGTTCGCTCATATCCGAACCACCGCTATAACTTCCGCTGCGTGAGCCACCGCTATTACGATAACCTATTTCGCCGCCCTGCATCTCACGCATGGCTTTCTCGTAACCATGACGGCAACCCTCTCTATAGGCTTCTTCCATAGGATTACCGCCTCTCATACCGAAGTCACGGTCATATTCTCCGCGTCCTTCTTCCAATATTTCCCACATTCCCATATTATTTCTTTGTTTTAGATGTTTCAGCCACTCCGAGCTGCTCCATAAGCCGTTTGTTCAAATCCATAAGGTCGGACATGTTCTTGCTCATTTCTGCCATTTGCCCTTTCAGAGAGGATATTTCCTGCTCCTGACGTTGTTTTTCTGCAAATTCAGGGTTCAAGAGCGTCAGTATCTTGTCACATCCCGCAATGACAGAGTTATGAAAGTCCATACTGTTGATGATGTCTATGCTTTTCTGCTTCATAGAAGCGACTTCGTTATTCATCGCATCACGAGAGCATGACACTACGATATTGCCGTTCTGTCCGAAGTCGGCTATATCCATGCCAGCAGGTAGATTTTGGAAAGTCGTGTTCTGCCCGTTGATGCAGACAACGACATCCACAACCATTTCCATTTGAGGCAACTGCCCCATAGGGGGTGCCATAGGATATTTCGGCTTAGGAGCGGAAACGCTGACTACCGGACCGTATTCGATAAACGGGTTAGCATCCTTATGAAGTATATACAACTGGTTATTGGTACGAAGTGATTGAAACATATTGGTTTGATTTTAAAAGGGTGTGGCTATTTCCATTTTGGAAACAACCACAAAGCCCCATGTTAACTACTTGCTCTTTTGAGCGGTTGCTTCTGCTGTCGGCGCCGGTGTGGTGGTCGGACGATACCCGCCATTTACAAGGTACAGCTCATTGGTGTACTTGTTGTAGTGGATTTCGTAGATACCCATCCCGGCAAGGTTGCCGACAGTCACCGGCTCATTGTTGTAAGCCAGTAACGGTCTCGTGTCCCCATTAGTCCCTATCAGTATCGGGAGCGTAGCGGTCGTGCCGGCAGGTATTGCCTGACGGAGACTTACATAGAAACCACCTACATAGTCCCTGTTACGGAACGCATGATTAGGAAGTTCCAAAGTCACGTTCTCCGTGCCGACCGTTACGGCTACCGTAGGAAGGGTATTGTAGTTCACCCTGCCCAGTGAAGGAAATGGGAAGGGAAATCCTGTAAAAAAGTTAGGCCACATAATTACCTCCTTTCTTACCGGAATTAACCCCAGTAGTTGTTGCATCCGCATCCGTAACCGACGCGACCGTATGCGGCATCGCCGGCATAGGCGCCGAAAGCGGCTGCACGGTATGTGTCAAGGTTTACGCCGACAATGTTCGGGTATTGCACGGGAACAGTGTTGGGCAACTTACATTTGATACCGTCAACGTCGCTCTGCAATGCCTGCAAGCCTGCTGCCAGAGGAGCAATCTGTTGCCCTACCGCATTCAGAATAGTGGCGTTCTGGTTACGTTGAGAGATTTCGGCAGTCAGAGTGGCTTTCTCTGCCGTGAGAGCGGCAATCTTGTCCTGCAATGCCTGGTTCTGCATGGCATCCAGCTTGGCAATGATAGCCTGCGTATTGGCTGTTGCACCGTCACGCAATGACAAAGTGTTCTGGTTGGCCGTGTTGACCAAAGTGTTGGTCTGGTTGCACATGGCAAGCTGGTTCTCGTAGCCCATCGTCGTGATGGCATTCTGTGTCTTGCAGCAGCAGTCGGCCAACTGTGTCAGTACGGCCTGATTACCTGATTGGAAGGCGTTGATGATTTGCTGCGAGGACATGCCGACCTGGTTGCCGACATTGGCGATAAGCCCCTGAATGTTGCACAATGCGCTTTGTAACTGTTGGGTAGAGCAGTTCAAAGAAGAAGCAAGCTGGTTGATGGCATTGCCATTGCCCTGAATGGCTGACATCAGGTATTCACGACCGACATCACCGTTAAGCTCGGCAGGCAGACCGCCGCCATTGCCCAAGCGGTTACCGAAGCCGTTACCGCCCCAACAGAACCACAAAAGGATAATCCAGATGAACCACATTCCGCTTCCACCCCACATGTCTTGGTTGTTACGTCCCTGGTTCAGTAAAGCGAGAAGTCCGGGGTCTACACCCTTGCTTCCCATCAAGTTGGGCAACATAGCCATGATGTCGAACTTGCTTCCGCCACCATTTCCGTTGTTCCCGTCTTGATTGAAGACATACGTTCTTTCCATAGAGATTTATATTTTGTATTACGGTCAAAATCAACCGCATCACAAAAGTATAAATACGTAATCTGCCATGAAATCAGTTGTTTCCCAACGATTTCTTTATATTTTCCCAATATATTCTCAACATTTTCCCACCTTCCATACGCTCCTGGAAATTGGAAATCATGTAGTTTATCGCACGCTTGGTCTTGTGAATTTGTAAGGCTATCTGCGACGGATACATGCCCCTTTCAACCAATAGCCGGACAAGCAGATAGCGGGCGTCTACGGTTTCCGTATCCTTATCCGAGGATAGTATTCGGCTGGCGGGTATTTCGGTCTCCTGCGAGACGAGATTAAGTGTTTCGGCAAAGATTTCTGATTTACACATAGTTTTTCTGAATTTTATATTTATCTTTGCCCTGCCACATAGAACATGAGATTCAATGAACAAAGCATAAGACAATGCGTTGAAGATATTAAAGCCTCCAACGTGCATTGTCTTATGCTTATCATGTTTTTATGTGGCAATATTAACGTGAAACGTTGGGGGCTTTCTTTTTACTCTAAGCCCCCGAAAGAGCGCCAGCTTAAGCCGACTTCTACATCGTTAATTTCTTTCTTACCATACGAATATATTATAGCTCACCCCAACCCCGCCATACCAACCACCCGGATAACCATATCCGGCTTGCAACCCCAATCCCCAACGCTTCTTCTTCGACTTGACAACCACCGGATGATAGATGTCGTTCGTCACAGTCTGATAGACCGTCCTCGGATATACAGTCATACTATCCATCCGAGGGTCTACATATCCGCTCACCACTGCCCGATACAGACTATCTTCATACACAACCCGTTTGCGATGAAGCAAGGTATCACCTATCCGTATAGTATCATTCGGCAATATCTGCCAAAAGACGGCTATCGGTGCAGAGATAAGAACCGTATCAAGTTCGACAACCGTCTGTATCTTCGGCTCGGTACGGATTTCCGCCGACAAAGGCTCGAGCGGACGGAACCAAGCCGCCACACAAGCGATTACCAGCAACACAACTAATATCCACGGTAACTTTCTCATATCTTTTTCCAATTATCCTTTAACCAAGTGATTTCATCTTCGGTAAAGCTGCGGTCGGCGATGATGATTTTGCCGTGGCAGCCGACATACTCTCCTTTCAACTGTCCACCTATAAGCAATATATCGCCATCTGATGAAGTGCCTACACCAATAACTTTCCCGTTATAAGATTGCTTTGTCTGGTAAGTTATACCACTCTTACCTATTAAATCATCAATATTGGTACTTTGTGAGTATGAAAATGTCTCACTAGATAACGAAGCATTAACCTTCTCAAAATTAAATGCACAATTAGGCCAGATATTACCTTTAGTAATAAAAACTCGATTACCCTCATTATCAAACCACGTCCTATCCGCCATCACCGTGTAATCCGTTAATATCGGGAAGCCGTAGCACACTGCGTACATCTTGCCGTCGTAGCAGAGCTGGTCGGGGCAGTCGGGGATTTGCTCAATTGTAATATTAAAATCTACATCTTTACTGATAATAAACATATTTGTCGCGGCAATGCTACCATCAGCATTTGTATAATCAATTTCATTTATTCCATTATGTAATAATATAGAAACGTTTTTCTTATTAATTCTATCATAATATTTATAATATAGATTTGTTCCATCCGGTATATTACTAATTTTAGCAGTAAATTTATCTGTAAAAGTATGAGCACATAGATTTTTAGTATCAGGAGCTTTTTTAATTACAAGTTTGTTATGATAATATTCAACAGTATTAAATGATGGGTAAAATCTCCATGATGTAAAATCAACCTTATAAAGCCCCATCCCGCTATTCAACTTCCCCTTGCCACCGTACAGGTAGGCGTGGTTGCCGTTGCCGCTAAGGTCTTGGAGTATAGAGGTGGGGAGTTGGGTTATAGTAATGTTACAATTATCAGTTATATAAGTTCCAAATCCAACATACAAGTTTCTATTTTTTATAATATAAATGCCATCAGTTGTATAAGTATGTAATCTAACCCATTTATTATCTACATATTGATTAACCGTTAAAGGATTATCTTTACTAATTCCTGTAACATAGATTTTAATATCATCATACGGTGATTTATTATCTTCAATAATATTTTGTATATTACTGAATGATTTTGTGATGATAATTTTATTTGTAGTAACAGTTGCGGTTCCTCTACTACTAAGATAATGCCAAGTTGTAAAATCTTCTACATACGCCTCTATCACATCATAGTTAGTCATACCTTGCTTCGCGGGGTCATAGATAGCCTTGATAGATTCTTTTAAACCCGCCGGCCATGCAAGGCCACCGCCCGAAGCAGAGGGGAAACCGACAGACGGGATGCCGATAGCAGGCAAGCCGATTACGGGGATAGTGATGTTGGGGATCGTGATTGGGTTCATAGGCTATTCCTCTTTAATCATCTTAGCTTCTAATACTTCGGTAGCACTTCCGATTGTAATGTTTATGCCATTTGCTATCCCTACGATACGGAAAATCGTATTGGACGCACCGTTATATTGGGATGCATTGGGGTAAAGAGGAGCAGGCTCCAAATCATCGATTCCCGCAAAGGCGGTAACTAACCCGCCCTTATTCTTTATCTGTATGGTAACGGGATTGCCGTCGCTGACAAATGTTGCGTAATACGCGTTCTCGCTTTCGTTCTTTTCAAATGATAAAATTTCTGCTGCCATGATGTTTACTTTTTAGAGTTATTCAAATAGTTCATAATTCCCTGTACATGCAGGTTAACTATTGCCCGTTTGCCCTCTTCCGATAATAAGAAGTCAACATCTTCTCTATTGTCTTGGAACAGGTTCTCTGTAAGGACTGCTGGGCACTTTGTGTGCTTCAGGATATAAAACCCACTTTCCTTATCAGGGTCGCCGTCTGACATATCCTTGCGTATCTTCGTGCCCGGCAAAAGTCGTCCGGCTGCCGCATATAAGCTATCAGCTAATTTATCAGCTTTCGTCTGACCTATGGAAGTCCATGCTTCCCAGCCACGTGCCTGCATCCATTCCGAACCGTTACCCGCTGCATTGCAATGAATAGAAACAAGAAGTGTATCACTCGCTTTGTATTCGTTTGCCCGGCGGCAGCGTTCGGATAAAGGAACGTCTATTTCTTCTTTGACGATGCGTTCGGCATCAATGCCTTTCTTTCGCAGTTCCGCTTCCAATCGTACGGCAATCTCACGAGCATACGCATATTCTTTCAATCTTCCGTCCGGTGAACACTTGCCCGGAGTGTTGCTTCCGTGTCCGTTATCAATCAATACTTTCATCCTGTACGTCCCCCTTGAAGTATTTGTCATAAACCACACGAGCCACCCAACCGACAACAGCGCCGACACCGAATGACACAACAGTAGTCAAGTTTACCCAAAACGGAGTGTAGTGCATGTAAAGCATAACTCCCACGATGATAGCGATAACAATCGCTGCGATAATCAATTTCTTTTTCATTTTGTTACTCCTTATCTTTAGTTATTATTTCACTCATATCTTCTTTCTCAACATCGAGTACTTTTTTACCGAATAGTCCTAATGCTTTTAGTAAGTTGAAATTATATCCTTTGGGCTTTAGAATGTTACTTATAATAGAGCAGAACTCTATAAAGCAGACAAACAGGCATGAATACACATCAATATTCCACTTGCTTCCGGAAGCGATGTTTATCATCACCACCATACATACAAAAGCGAAGTAAGTCACCATCTTACCCATAGTCCTGCGGATAGCACTGGAAAAGCGCACTTCTTCGCCCATCAACAGGCTTTTCCTCACTCCAAATGCCAAGTCACACACTACGACTGAAAATGTCACTATCAGCCACGGTATCATGTGTTCCAATGACTGCATAATAAAGCTACTCGCTATTACCGAAAATCCCCCAGGTATGCTTTGGGTAATAATGTTATTCTGCATCTTATCGTTACTTTTACAATTATCCGTATCTTTGTGCCGTTCACAGCGGTATGTAATTACCGCTATTCCCGTTTTGCTCGTGAGAGTAGGACGGGATTTTTATATCTTGCCGTAATAATGGAACCACGCTCCCCACTTCCGTTCCTTCAGGTAGTTTGGATTGTCTTGGTTAAGTTTGGCTTCCATCTCAAATGCGCTCGCTCGATAGGCGTTATTGTTTACCTTGCCGCCACCTATCCGTTCATCCGTGGACAAGTGGTACACGAAGCTCACAAACCATTCAGCAAAATACAGAATGTAATAGAATAGCGGGATAAGGAGCAACCACCACGCACTGACATGGAACGCCAACAATACGGACGGGATAGCCGCTATCTCCATGCACTCGAAGAACTGTTTCTGATGTGTACGCTCATGGCGTTCTATCTCGGCGGTTATCTCTTTCAGAATGGATAAGATAAAGCCGAAGAACATTATCGTTGTGTAGTTACCAAACAAAATCATTTTGGCGAGCCAGTTGTCTAAGTAGATTGTTTTCATATCAAATAGCATTAAATATTAATAGCACTGTGAAATACTTTGTCCAGTTTATACAATTAAATCCATTTTCAACTGTTACATCTTCAAATACAATTTGGGGATTACCAGCCCCATTGTCAACATGAGCCGATAAACATCTAACGTCTATATCACCGTCATTATAAACATTATAGTCCATTACTTCTGCATTTAAACTATACCATTCTATGTGGCGTGCAGGAATGATAGTCGGAGAGCCTTCTCTTTCAAGAGTTATTCCATCATTATCACTAAAGTTGGCAATCAAAATCCTACTTGCATAGGCTTGATTTTCAAAATCAGATGCAATGGTAATCTCCTTTAGTAAATTTGCTACTCCACCACCCAAGATTTCAGTACTACCCACAAACAGCCCAGCTCCAGCCGAACCAACTCTAAGATTACTATTTTCGTTACTCATAATTGTTGTTTTAATCGGTTACACAATATGCTGTATTGGCATCCTTAGAGCCAATAGCCTCGTATTCGGTGGCGGTTTTCTTGGTGATGGTGGTGAGGTTGTCGGAAGTCACAAGTTTTCTTCTTGTTAAATCTACACTATTAGAAAAAGCATAAATGACACCATCTTCTATCATCAGATAAAGAGAAAGAGTTGCCACTATGGTTAAACCGTTAAAAACTATACCTGTATAGTAATATTCGGGACTGCCTCCGGGTTGACAGTAAAAATAACGAGTAGCAAAAGCGTCATATTCTTCTTCTATATAATTTCCATTATCTTCATAACTAAGATAATAAGTCAAAGCTAAATTCTTATTAGATTCAGCAATTTCAATAAGTTTTTCTTTTTGCTGTTCTGTAAGGTTATCAAGTGTAAGATTCGGTACAATACCCCAGGCTTGTACATCATGTTCATCCACATACTTCTTCGTCGCTGGCTGATAAGGCTTCGTAGGCGTATATTCCGTTTCATTGCCTTTGGTGAGCACATCTGACTTTTCGGGAACTTTCACCCAATCCCCATTCTTACGACCGTAGGCGTTACCGTTAGAGGGGGCTTCGGTCAGTAAAGTTATCTCATTCTTAGCATACGTTGCGTTTCCACTCGATAAAGTGATAATAACGGAAAATGCACTATTAGCGGCATTAAATGTAACTCCTATACTTGCATTGTCGTTATCCGTATACGAAGCCATGACCAACGAAGAAATATAGCTTACTTTCCCGGAAGATATCACGGGTACCACCACAACAACATCTTCATTATATGCTTTTTTAGCAATTTCCAAGAATGCGTCCTTTCCACCGAAAGCATTCAAAATTTCATCGGATGTAGATTGACTTGTCAGCCTCATAGCTTCAGCAGGAATAACTACCACATTCCCAGAACCGCCGCCCGCTATCTTCCCTTGATTAGCCCAGTCGCCGTTCACCCATGCGTAGTAATCGTAAGGAGCTTCCGTACCTACGGCCATGAAACCGTCAACTGCCGAACCATCGGGTACGGCAGACTTCAAGGCTTCAAGGGTGGCGTATTCGCCGGAGACACGGAAAGGAGCACCGGGATTACCGCGGGGAATGGCGAAATTCAGCTTGTATTTCGGGTTTCCGCCTTCATCCGTTCCGTCACTTGACACCGTGGCTGTAGCGGATGCCCCTGCTTCAAGCGTAGTAACCGTCCCCATTGAAAACTGTGGTGTCTTGCCCGTAAAACCGATAGCACCGGACATATCGACAAGGAACTCAAAGTCACCATCAGCCTTGACATACAATTTTGCATTGTCGGGGTCTTCAACATCACCCGTATTCACCAATACAAAATCACCTTCTGTAATATCCGGATTGCTCTTATCGGCTTCCATGTTAGCAACTGAAGCATATACCTTCTTGATAGAGAAAGCATCGCCTTTGGTGTAGATGTCTGTCTTGTCGTATGCTTGGGCGGTCTTGTTCCATTTGTAGACATAGTGGTCTGTACCTATATAGGTAGGGTGTTCTGCGGTGTCGTTAGCATTGGCCGCTGCGGTATCAGCAAGTACCGCCTTTTCATTGGCATTTGAGGCGGCGTTGTTTGCGGATTGAGTAGCCACTTCCGCTCCTTCTTTAGCTGCGTTGGCATCGGACGCAGCTTGTGCCGCCAGCTCTGCTTTCTCATTGGCCGTATTTGCGGCTGTCTGTGCTGCGGTGGCGTTACTTTCTGCTTCAGTAGCGGCTGCATTTGCCTTATCAGCGGCATCCAAAGCGGGAGCGGCTAACAATTCAAGTGGGGCACGTACAATGCTCGGCATGTCCTGCCCCTCTACCTCTTGATATGCAGGTAATGATGTAATACCGTCCAAGCTCTCTGCTTCCGGTACATCGCCAACGCCTTGTGAACCTTTTTTTAATTCATCTTCTATTTCTCGTAAATCCTGTTCAGTCCAAGCCATAACGCAAATTATTTATTTAGTATTTCGACAGAGTCATTGATTGCATTGTCAAATATCTGTTTCATTTCTTCTGCTGTCAATTCATTATTCTCTCTAAAAGAAAGCCCTAAAACACCATTGGCGGAAACATTGTAGAACCCCACAATAGTATCTCCCTTTACTATATTGGCTGTCATAGCACTAACTTTTTCAGATTTATCTACAGACATGTTGTATTTGATACGTATGTCATCAGAAACTCTTGTTGTTCCTTTTTTATTAACATTTGTAATTTCCATTATTTCCCCTCAATTAAATTAATTACTTGTACATAGCCGCCGGGATTAAGAGATGCAACTGCCTCTTTAATCATTGCTGCTTCTTCGATGTTTAATTCCATTTCGTCTGTAGCTTTATAAATACGTATACTTAAATCGTATGCCATAACCTTTTCTTCCGGCTTAGCATTTGCTTTTTTTTCAAGCCATTTCCCGCTAAATAACAATGCGGAAACTACATTTTTAATTAATTGCGGAGTACCATTATCTTCTATAATAACTTCTCCTTTGTAATTTTTGAAGGGTTGATTAAAATTGACTTTCATATATTGTAAAGTTAAAGTGTTTAATAATATCTATCTACAGAACCATCAGAGTTGTAGAAAACCAAACCGTCTGCTGATAGCTTGCAATAAGGAGAGGTAAGTCTTACGAACTCTCTTATTATTATATACCCACCATAAGTATTGGATACCGTTTCAGTTCCCATTTCAATTGCAGCACCTAAATCCGTGTTTATACGAAATCCTTCATAATCTATTTTCACCCTACCTCTCCCATCAGTTAACCCGGCTTCTAAAGTGTCTACCTTTATGAAATTAGAGTTTAAATACCCGCCAACAATGATAGTACTTCCTAATTGAGATGCTTCAACTGCATCTTCGTATGCAAGTCCGCCAAGAGAGGACGATGAAACCTTCTCATTAATAGTGTTTTGTAAGGTGCTATTCAAGGAGTCAAATGTAACAGCTCCGGATATATCTATTTTTTCTGCATTAATCTTAATTCCTTCATCTCCTAAATTTATGGCAGCGATAACTCCATTTTTAGGGGTGTATGCTTCTAAATTGATTTTATTGGCATTTATAACTATTCCTTCATCACTGACGTTTATAGAATTAATGATGTCGTCCTTTTTAACGAATAATGAAATTTCATCATTTATTCCGTCAATTTTAATACCCAACTCTTTTACACTGTCTCCGATTTCGGAAACAGACAACTCAATGCTATCAGACCGCTGTTCAATCTGTGAGAACCTTTGATTGTTGCTTTCAGAAAGCTCCTTTACTTCCAACCTGATACTTTCCGCAGTCTGCTTTATTTCGGAACTCAATTTAGTATACAAATCCTCGAATGCGTTTTCGGCAAGAGCCAACGAATGTATGTATATGTCCCCCGTAAACTTCAATTCAAAATCGCCCGTTCCGTCCCATGTGCCGGAATACTCCTTCATTGTATATTCCTCACTCGGTTCAAGATGTTCTGTGAAATGCAGGTTCTGACCGGGAAAGCCTATCGTAAGTGTTCCGGCTGTAGCTACCTTATACCGGAAAGAGATAAAGAACTTCTTCGGTTCTTCTCCTTCCTCATAGGTCGGCTTATTGGCTAAATCAGCATTTGACTGTTTTATTCCGGAAGAAAGAATACGAAGCACGTTTCTGTCTCCATATCGTACTACTGCCGCCATAGCATCCTTACGGGAATAGAACTCCCCATTCACCAATAAGAATTTTCCGTTTACGGTGAAAAAGTGAATGTCGTTCTTCGCTTCCCAACCGTTCGTATTGGATGCGAATGCCGAGTTGTACAGGTAGTTATCCTCTGCCTGTATTTCGTCAAGCACTTTGGAGATTTCCGAATAAATAAGGTCTTCCAATATCTTGAACTGGGTCATAATATTTATGCCGGTCTTCAAAATAAAGTCACCCATGAACTTGTTACCTTGCGGACTGATAACCGTCACTTCCTTGCCCGCCATTGAATAGGAATCTATTCCGGCGTATTGATGAATACTTGGCGCATCATCGCCATACACAGACAAGGTGATTGCGTTCTGACGCTTCTTGTCTGTGCGGTTACCGAGCTGTACGAGGCTGTCACCTTCCTGCGGTATGTCGCTGTTTGCATCGCAGTCCGTCTTGCTAAGGTCTATGTAATCCTCGCCGACACCTACGCATAAACGCCAATAATAACGGTTGGACACATTCTCATAGACACCCGGCTTGATATTGAAGTCTTGAAACCGCACCTGGTCGCCTTCATTGAACGGGTTTTCAATAGCCGTCTCCCCATCATCAACCAGCAGATAGCACCGCCAAAAATCCTCGTGTTCCTCAACCTTGCCGCATTTCATTCCAGCAGCGGTGAACATGTAGTTACCCCCTGCATAAGAAAGCTTCTTTATCTCCAGCTCAGAGAACATCGCTTTGATGCGGACAGACAGTTCATCTACTTCAATATAGGATTTACCCGTCTTGCTGTCTACTTTGATGACAAACCCCTCACCGAGAGCACCGGAAGAAAAGTTCATGGACTGGATGTAGTCTGAAAACAATCCGCCTAAGAACTTTATTAAAAATCCTGCTTCGTCTGGCCTGTCCTTTCTTATAAAGAACTTTGATAGAGCCTCTATATCAAGAGCCTTAAAGTAGACAATCCGGTCGGCAGAAGTTCTGATAAACAATGCAGGGTCGGCATCTGCAACACAGATATATATTTCCCCAATATTTAACCCTTGCAGATGCTCTTCGTCACTCGGAGATAAAGCAGGGGGTATCGCCTGATGGTTTTCATCAAGTGCGTCACCAAACCACAATATTTTACTAACCCGCTTTTTCATACTTCAACTTTATCAACATTAGTAAATGCAGCTTTCTCCGCACTGAATTGTAACATTTCCCCATCTTTGGCATGGTCTATCAGAAATGCAGGGAAAGAGGCGGAAGAACCCGCTTCAGGAGAGCCGCCGATACCCGCAATGTCGTTATTCTGTAATTCAAGAGCCATGCTTATTTGGAATAATTGGCTATCTTCAATAACTTGCGTCATTTCAGGCACAGAACTTTCCGAACGGACATATCTTGTTCCATCAATTTCCACCATAGAAAGGCATAGGATACGGTTTATGTGTTTTGCGAACCAATAAGGAACACCGCTCGAATTTCCTATCGTAAGATTATACACATCATAGGGCACTGCATATAATTCTTCTATTTCCTGCATTTGATTACGGTATTGCTCGTTATCTATCTGAGACGAATATCCGTTCGGCTTAAAACCAGCTTCTACACGAAAATTAAATATCTGCTGAATATCATCAATCCAGAATATATTATCAAAAGAGGAATTGTTACTTTTATGAGAATAACGAATAAGTACTGTTTCCTCTAATAGAGCGTCAGAGGAACATACGATAAAAGGTTCTGAGGTACTTCCATTGATTGTTACTGTATATACGGCATCTTCCAATTCCCGAAGAATGGCGTAATACATCACTACGTTATCATTGTGATTATATGTAGAAAGTGGTATTGATGTGGAATTGCCAGTTGCAAGGTCGTTTAGGCTCGCTGATACTTCCTCTGAAGCATTAGCAAATACCTGTATATGGATTTTGTCAGAAGAGTGAAACTTCTGAATATAGTCCATATCAAGCCCAAACTTATCTTTTATAGGTGAGAAAAAAAGAGGGCAAACATCACCAACTTTTACCATGTCTTTTCGTCCTTTTTACAGTGACGTGTAACTTCACACATCTTGCGCAAATATACACACTATTTAGACTAATTCCAAATAATTATTTTAAAAATAATCAATTCACATCCTTTACTATCAAAATATATTTTACCGCTTCCGGTCTGCCGTAGTTATAGCTTGCACTTTTTACATAACCTTTATAAATATGCCCGTTCTTCTCTACCCGAATATAGCCGGATAAGTCGGAAGGAGTTTCCAAATCGCCAGTTTCAACGGACAATTCACCCACCGAGAATAATCTGCTGCCTAATACAAAATCGTCTTTCACGCTCTCCCCATTGAACGAGACATCGCTATTCCCGTCAGATGAAGCGAAATTGAGTGTCTGGGCAAATGCAGCTAAAAAACCTTTATTGGCATCAATCATATAGAAAGGCGCATACATAACGTTAAACATAGTGGAAGGCGATATAACCCCTGAAACGTTCCACCGAATAAGCTTGTACTTTGAATCGCTAAGTAAAGCTCCTACAAAGAACACGTCGTTATCACTGTCGCTATCGGTAGTCTTTTCTCCCTGTTTTGCAGCAAGGAACTCAAATCCGTATGCATCTGCACGGTAAGGGCTTATCATCTCAAAAACATTATCAGTCAGTGTAACTCCCGTAGTGTATTCATTTGTAAAATGAAACTCATCACGCCCATTTACGCTGTCATAATCCTGCTTGTCATATCCGACTTTTACCCTTGAATAAACCATTGATGAATCTACATTATATGAAAAGTCTGTAACAGCATCCCCTAAATCTTTAACTTCCCTGTCTTGAAATAGGGTATCACGAGGCACAAATGTAACCTTGTTCTCACCGATTACAGGCACAAACCCGAAAACGGCACTCATCCAATTTGCAAATTTCGTGTATGAGGTATATACCTTTGCTTTTTCCAACCCTCTTATACTTTCTGCCGGAACAATCAATGCGTTGTTTATACCGATATATAAATTGGGATTATCGGGCACAGCTATTTCTCCTATGACACCCTCCTTTATAGACCGAAGCAATCTGTTTAATAAAGTAACAGGCTTAATTACATCCACATCTATCGGCTTATCCCTTGCAATAAATTCTATCGTCATTGGAATAGTCATGTTGGATAAGGTCACGGTTACATTCCCGCCGGTAGTCGTTTTTACCGCATGGAAAAATAAGGATAATTTTTCTCCCGGTTCCAATGTAACCGTCTTGTCTATATCAACAGTATGTACAGTCGGGTTTCTATCAGGAAGAGAGAGATTGTATACATTTGTGTGATTTCCGCTTTTATCTATTTTATGTAATACCAATTCTGATACGAACAATCGATGCGCTATATCAAATTTACACTTAACGGAAACAGTCAGCGGCCTTGCGGATATATTATCAAAGAAATAAGGAAATTTATTTTTTACACTGAGTTCATTCTCTTTTTCTGTTATCTTCTCATATTCCACATCATCAACTTCTATTATGTTTTTAACGGCAATTTCCGGATTTCCTTTTATATAAAGCGGAACCATATAAAAATCTTTCCCGTTACTTGCCGTAAAATCATAGACAATATCACTACTGTCGCTTTGGCTGGGTATAAGCCATTCTATATGGCTTGTCATTTCCAACCTATCATAGTAAAGAGGGGTACTATCTTTCAATTCACTAACCGGATATTCATACTGCGTACCTTTCTTGGACTTAATCAAGCTTGCGAGGCTGTTATCAACGGCATTTATTTCGCACGTTGTATTGCTATATGTGAATGTAGAGAAGTCAAGCGCACATCTGAACTTTTCGTTGAGAAGCCATGAGTTATTACGTATATAGAACACTATTGTGGCGGAAGAATTTAAATACTGCTCCAGATATTCTTTCAGCAACAATGAAAAAGCCCCGTTAGCAAACTCAAATTTTGTGGAAAAACTGCGGACTACCCCGTCATAGTCTCCTCTTTTGAACGACATTTCCACATCAGCCCAATTTACAAGTTCATTCGTAGCATCATACGCCATTCCGTTTACCAATAACTCACATCTGTAATACATACTTATTTCTTTTTTGAAGTTGAACGTATCATAGCATCTATATCATCACACATACGCCTAACCATATAGGCATATTCTTTAGCAGAAAACGTACTCTCGTCAATGTGCATTTTTACATAAGACATCAACGAAACACGTTCTTTGGTAAAGTATTCCCTATCCATTTTTGTTTTCCCCATATCGGAAGATGTTTCAGCTAATTTTACAAGGCGATATTTATCAGAGGCGGAAACGCTGCTTATCCGGTTTCTTATCTTGTCGTGTTCGTCCTCTTTGAACTTATAGCCTAAAGTAGACATAACATCTACAACATCACTCCAATCACCTGATAAAATCAGCCCTTCGCATACAGCAAGGCAGTTTAATCGAATTTGAATTTTAAGAATTTCGTTTCTCCGGCTTATCAAGAAAATTGTAGATTTTCCGCCGACTATTGACAGATATTCGTTACACAGTTTCTCGGCGGCTAAAATCTTCTCTTTAGTACTATATTTACCACCTTGCACCACTTTATCAATGTCTCCCAAGAATATGTCTATAAAACGGGAAAGGCATATTTTATCCAAATCATTATATATCATATCTTATACTCTATTTGAAATCCAATTATAATCCGCACGTTGATTGGCTTTTTTCATCATTCTTCCGATGCTTTGCAATTGTTTGGTATTGCTTTCCATCTTCTTTTCAAGTCGGCTGTAATCATTGCTTACATTGACTACAATTCCCTCTTCTCTCATATTTTTTAGTCGTTGCTCCAATAATCCGTAATCAGATGTAAGCCCTCTGCGGTCATAGATATATGACAAATCAGGGATTACCTGTGCATGCGCCGGAAGGTCTACCAAAGTCGGCTTATCAGGAGTGATAAAAAGCCCGTTATCAGTAACAATCCCCTCTTTCTTGCCACCGTCACCGACAATAGCCAAGCCGCCGGGGTGGTCTTTTGTTCCTTTGGCGTATTTGGGGATAGGCTGGGCGGCTATAATGGCAACTTGTGCGGCTCCCATAGCACCAACTAAAGCAGCAAGGACTAAATTAGGCAAAGCCTTTGTTATAGCTAAGGCTGTAGCTATTCCCGCCTGAACAATAGAATTGGCTTTATCCCATCTTGCTTGTTTTTCTTGTAATGCGGCCTTTTTCTTTTCAAGTTCCTCATTTTTAGCAGCTGTCTTATCCTCGGCTGCACGCTTGCGAAGCTCTGCTTCTTCCTTGGAGATAGCCCCGTTCTCTTCAAGGGCTTCTATACGTTCTATTTCTTTATCGTATGCTTCATCATTGGCGTCCTGTTCTTTTTCAATATTTTCAATTCTCGCATCGTATATATCTGTCATTAACGAAGTTATTCCGTCAACAATTTTCCCTACACTTTTTAAAAGAGCTTCAAAACTTAATTTCCCGTTTTCTGCAACATCCGCAATTATATCGGAAAGCCCTTCAAAAATCCCAGCTGTTTCACCAAGAGAATCTCTTGCGGCGCTATTCATTTCTAATAAACCTTCCTTGAATTTATCAGCCCACTCCTCTCGCTTCTTATTTGCATCATCGTAGCTTATTCCGTCTATTTGCGCTTGCAGATTGACTAACCTATCTTCTAAATCCTGATATTTTTCATCAGCAGGGTCAAGTAATGACATCTCTGATTCAACTTCTTTTATAAGAGCCTGCAAACGTGCCTTAGAATACTTAACTCCAATATCATATAATTTCTTTTCGTAATCCTCTTTACTTATTTCGCCTTCCGCATACTGCTTCTTTACAATATTAGCTTCTTCTAATGAAGACGTCTCTTGCCTGTCTACAATCCTATCTGTACTTGCCTCAATCAACCCAATCCTTTCTTGAAGATTTCTCATTATGAGAGAATTTTCCCGTTGCATGTACTTCATGCGTATCGCCACAACATCCTCTCCATTCTTTTCAGCGTCCTTTATTTCCGCATCACGCATCATATTATTGAGTTGTATTTGGAGATTAAGCCTTTTGTCTAATTCTTCATTCGAGTTTTCCCCAATGGAAGCCAATCTGTTTTCAAGATTTGTTTTTTCTATTTTAAGCAGTTCCTTATCGTACTTGTTGTTTACTTCCGCAATAGCCTTGTTTTTAAGTATTTCAAGGTTTTTCCGAAGTTCTATCTCTTTTTCGGAATTGCCTTTTATCTCTTTTATTTTGCCTTCATACTCCTTGTTGATTTCAGCTATCTCCCTTTCTCTACCGTCAGCAATCAATTCTATCCGGGATTTGGATAAGTCCTCTGTTATCCTCTTGATGTATTCAGCGTATTCTTCCGCTTTTCTTTTTTGCTCTTCATAAGCTTTATCATTCTTACCTGGGTCATTAACCAATGCTGTAATATCAATAGAGGAAATGAGAGATTCTTGTCGTTTTTTTGCGTTGTCAATTTCCGTATTAGATATTGATAATTTATCATTAATATCATCTACCTCATCCTTTAATCGCTTGATTCGGCTGCTATATGCAGCAATATAGTCCTTATTTTCTTCTTTCTTACTGTATTCTTCTAATTGATTTATTTCCTTTTGAATTTGATACCTATCTACAAGAAGTGAATTACGTTTACTCTCCATGTCAATAATTAATGAAGCACTTTCATATACCTTTTCGCTAATTGCTCTTGCTTGAGCTGTTGCAATAATTGCATTTTTAAGATTTTCGTATGATGTCGCTGCTTTTCCTGCTAATATTTGCTCTTTATCCATGCCCTCAAAATAAGAAGGGTATTTATTTTGTAACTCGTCAACAGCGGCAATTCGCTCTTTCATAGAGCGTTTATTATTTTGTGTAGCATTGTATAACAAATCCAACTCAGCTCTTTCCTTAACGCTATCAGAAATTCCCTTTCTCCGAGCATCTTCCAATTGTTTATAGGCGCTTGTTGTTTCTTCAAGCGCCTTTTTGCCCTTGAACAAACTTGCGACCCAGCCAATAACCTCATTCCCGTATGCAGACAGAAGTGTGATGCCTATTACCAACGCAGACTGCCAAGAAAACAAGCTCCCCAATAGCTGTTTCCAAACTGGAACAGCTTCTTTACCCTGCGCTTTCAAGGACTTAAACTCTTCACTTGCTCTTTTAAGCTCATCCGCAAACATGGGTAAGTTATTGGAAATAGCAAGGAAAAACTGATTGAAACTCATTGTTAAAGATGGTAGCTCTCGTAATAATTGATGTGTCTGTACGTTCAATCCGTTCCACAAAGATGCATAATTCCCCACGTTCCTCTGATAATTGCCAAATTTGGCGTCAATTTCCTTTAACTTATCGTTTAAAGCGTTGGCCTGAGTTATTAAATTCTTTCCGATATTACTTTCCCGGTCAGCTTCACTTAAGGCCTTATATCGCTTCTGCAATTCGAGCATGGCGGCATTCATTTCATAATAGCTGCCGGAAGCTGAAATAATTGCCGTGGAATGATTTTTTATCAAAGCTGAATATTGTTGATTTTGCGCCATCAGTTCCGTGTGCCTCTGTTTTAATAGCGAAGACTGCCTTATATATTCAGACAAAGTAATTTCCCCGTCTTTATAAGATTTTCCAAGAGCTTTAATATCTGCATCAATCTTTTTCATAGCCTCTTTATTGGCTATGGTATCAGCCGTTAACTTAGTAACTTCGCCATCATACGCTTGTACCGTATCAATAATAGCGGTATAGCTCATATTTGCCGCCTGCAATTGAGTGGATGCCTGGCTCATTATATTACTTGCTGTTTGGGTGCTTTTAGCCGCATTATCCTGCGCCGAAGACACCTGGTTGGATGCGGAAGATAATCCGGCAAGCATATCACTTGCATTCTTGATATTTTTGGCGAACTGTTCGAACAAAAGATTTAACTTTTGCAAAGATGACATTGAATTTAGTTGCTGGGATACTTGACGTAGCACGGTAAGTTGTTTCGCCTGAATAGATGCCATATTTTCCTGCGTCTTATTCAATTTCTCCAACAGCGAGGTATAATTACGTGCTTTTTGGGAAAGTTCATCAAATGTTTTGGGATTAGTTTTTACTCCTTGCGCCAACTCCTTAGCAAGCTCCACATAAGACCCTTTTGTACTATCAAATTCAAGACGGAGTTCCTTTAATTGTTGTACGGCTTTTTTGTCGACTACATCGGTAATTACATATTCGTTTGCCATAAGTCCTAATATTGGGTGTCATGCAACATCACATGATAATGCAAAGATATAAAATTATTTAGAATTTGTCTAAATTACGCTCCTATATTTACAATCTCTTGCAAGTACAAAAACAAGTACCTATATTTGTATTAAACAATAGAAACAAGTAGATTATGAGAACAGCTAACTATTCAGAACTAAGGAATAACCTTAAGCACTATCTTGACGGTGTGATAAATGACAGTGAGCCGTTGCTGGTACATCGTTCAGGTAGCGAAAGCGTGGTTGTAATATCGCTGGACGAATACAACTCCATTAAGGAGACCGAGTATATAATGAAATCCCCCGCAATGATGGATATTATACGCAAGGGGAAAGAAGAAATCGAGAAGGGAAAAGGGAAGCCTGTAAAAATTGAAGAATTATGGAAATAGTCTTTCTTGAACAGGCTGAAAAAGACCGGGAATATTGGAAAAAGTCGGGAAATAAGGCTATTATGAATAGAATAACAGCCTTGCTTGAAGACATTATAGCTCATCCATATACAGGAATAGGCAAGCCTGAGCCTTTAAAATATGAACTGGCAGGATGCTGGTCTCGAAGAATAAATTCCGAGCATCGCATCATCTATTCAGTCAATGACGAGATAATCACAGTCTACGTACTCTCTATGAGGTATCACTATGGTAAAAAATAAAGCCCTAAACGGGATGGTTTAGGGCTTTTATTCATTTCTCCATAAACTCTTTCAATCTATACAACCTATCAATCGCCGGATTATAAAACGGGTCGGGGAAATGCTGGTTTATATCGTGTATATTCGCTTGTATGTACTTCTGAACATCTAATATATTCTCCGATTCGCTCAACTCTATTTGAGCGGGCAATTGAGCTGTTAAAGCCCAATGAACGATAGCCTTTACACTATCCTCATCGTATGCGTATTTACTTTCTTGTGCCATATAAGAGTATTTTTCAGCAAAGATATATTTTCTCTAAATTAGAACCAAACATATTCAATCAGTTTCCCGTTGAACATTTCGCCTCTCGGGCAAAAATTGAAAACCCCGCCTTTCTCATAAAGGATATATACTTTCCTCTCCATCTTTGCGGCTTTTCTTGCAAGCGAACGCATCTTAGCTATATCTGCCATTCTCTTTTTGTTTTCACACGCACATCCCATTATAAACCGAATTTTCTAAAATAATCCGCAATACCTTGCTTTATATGCCTTTCCATGAATGCCTTTCTCGCATAAGAACCGACCTTGTAAATCGCCTGTCCGTATTTCTTTTCTATATCATTGCTAAAACTTATTCCTACACTTTCAATCCTTAATCCCTTATCTGTTGGTACAGCTGTAATAGAATTGTGAAAATCTCCTGTTATCACAAGATTTGGGGTTCCCTTAGAACTTACCGGAGCATTTATTAATGAAGAATACATAAGCGGAGCTACCCTTTGCTTGAAAGCTGCATAGCCTTTGGCATTCTTGTACCAATGTCCTGCTTCTTTGGTGTTGAAATACGGGTCATTGAGGTAAGTGGGGCGTAATGGCTTATCATTGCCATTAATACCAGACCATAATTGCTCTACGATGTATTGCGAAACTTCCTCTTTATTTTTTACCATAATATCCCGTATCATCGGTTCAAATCCGGTAGCAAACCGTCTGAAATTTTCTTCTGCTTCAATAATATTCGCCATAACAGATATAACTTAGGGGCGTTTATTCGCCCCTAATTGAATACACAACACAGTTACAATATATAATCATCCTTCTTTTGCTTGGGTGCATTAGAGGATGTTATATCGTCATAGATGGACGAAAGGGTCTTCTCCCTTTCTTCGGGCGGGCGGTCAAGAAAGAATACATTCTTATAAATGTTTATGAAGTCCCTCTTCTTCATACTCTTTACCCTTTCTTCATTAAATGAGATTCCTTCTACTATCATACCCAAGCCTCGATACCTGTAATCCCGGATTCTTGCAATACAGAGGGAGATGCAAGTTTCGCAGTACCTTCGTTTATTGTTATAATGCCGTTTGCATAAGTAACATCTGTTGCATTGGGTAATACAGTAGTTGCATTCTGTTGCAGCAACTCACCGTAGAATTCCGTAATATCCAGCTTTCCGAAGTGCTCAATAAGTTTGTATTTTTTTTCTTCTATTGATACCAAATCAACATATACCAATCCCTTCAATGCGTCAACGACATCAAAATCATAGGCTCTCACATCCGCATTCTTGACATATTTCTCGTAGTCCTTGAACATAGTCGCGATAGTCAGGTTGGCTTCTGTACCGGAAGAATCCCAATCCTGACCGCCCGGATAAACACCTGACAATGGGATGCCTGCCAATGCGTTCGTCCCGTCGTTCATTCCGTAAATGACATTATTTTCATCGACAAAATAAGCATCGAACGCCACGTTCTTTACCGCCATGAGGTTGGCTTTCAAGCTGGCATCATAGTCCTGCAAAGTCCATACGTCATTCTTTGCTGAATAGCTCCCGACTTTTGTAGGGCCGTATCCGGTGGCGGAAGGCTGCGCTTCGCCACCGGAAGGAGCGTATTCCACAATTGTTTTAATCGGGAATATTCTTCCCGGACGGTCTGCATGGCAAGCCTTTTCAAAGGCTTCCGCTGTTTTCTCTGTAGGTATCTTATGACCGTGAATAGTCAATATGATAGCTTTTATTTTACCAGGGTCAAGCACACACACGGAACTACCCGTATTAAAAGTTGCAACGCCTGGGCATTTTCTATAGTCTATTGCCATAACATTTTACTTCTTTAATGGTTAAATTTACATTTTTCATCTCGATAGCATCAATAAAATCGCTGAAAGGTTTGCCGTCTTCACCTATAACACCAACCCTGCCATATCGGTAATTTTCAATATAGGAGTGTGGAACCACATTATCGTAATGACAAACAATATTTATATCTTTCTTGATTTCGTCCAAGAAAAGGCGATATATAGGTCGCAAGACCTGTTCAAAGGAAGTCTTTTGCCGGTCTTCGTTTGAATATTCTTTCAAAGTGTTCACCATGATAATAAACTCCAATCCAACCTCTGTTTGGGCAGAACTTCTATCTTCCGTAAATGGAGAGTAAAGACATATTATAGGAAACTTCAATTTGCTTGTCTTAGGACTTTTGCCCCATAAAGTTAGTTGATTGCTTATGTAAGCCCAGTCTCCGAATAAAAACGACACATTGCTTCCGTATCTTTTTGATACCTTTTTTACAATGTCCGCAAATATATCATTTACTGATTTCATATCCCCATACAATTTATTTTACGCAGCATACATGGGTTGAAACATATACCGGCATATTCCTTGCCTTGTAAAAGTTGATAAACACGTTTGTTCATATTTACCATATCATTCCATGCCCTAATTTGCAAAACTTGTGGAGAAACAGTATCTCCATCAGCAGAGGTTACCGTTCCTACATTTGTAACACTGTAATTTCCGTCCGCTATATACTTGAAAAATATATAGCAAGCAATAGGGCTGTATTTTTCTGATAAAAGAGCAAACAGTCTATCCCATTTATTATCAACGCTATCGTCTTTTGAATTAAGATAATCGGTAAACGCCTTGCACATATCCTCACCAAGTATAAGAATTAGATATTCCTGTTCATATACAGAAATATATGATTCTATTTTATCCAACTCCGCATCTCTTGTTATAGAGGGAGCGCCAGTGTCAGGATTTATCCCGACACTCAGCAACCCAGTGAAAGATTTGTAGTCAACTATCATACCGTATCTTTTCTTGCAGATTTACGTTTGGTAAACAACTCCTCGCAACCCAACATTTTGGCGTCGTTAATCAGTTCGTTTGTCGCTTCAATTTTACCTTCCGCATAAAATTTGCTTGCAAGCGCCATACCGACTGACACTTCATCACCAGCCTTATATTTCACACCATCTTTGATAAATGTTACTTTATAGCGTTTCGTCAAATTAATTCTATATTCTTTTGCCATTTTTTATCCTCCTACTCCTTGAGTGATACCTTCTATTACAGTAGCAAATGTGTCCTTTACAAATGCGGTCTTATATTGCGACTTGATATAACACATCAGTCTCTTCTCTGCGATTACAGTCACGATATTCTTACGGAAATCGTCATTTTCCCATCCCATAGTAATAGACAATGCCCACAAGTCGCGAATATTCAAATATGAGAAATCTCCCATGATAAAATCACCTTGTTCTATCGCCGTAGTCGTTTCGACACGTAATCCTTGAATAAGCTCATCTCCATAACGGAACGGGCGCAGATACTGCCCATTAGCATCCTTAGCTAACTGCATAGCCGCATAATCCAATGGGTTCATCAATACAAGGTTGGGACGATATGCCATTTCGCTGGTAGATACAATTTGCGAATAAGCCGCCACAAGAGCATCAAACATGTTCGGTCTTTCAACGTAGAAAGTGGAAAGAGAAAATGCCGGCATATCTGAAGCAACTCCTTTTATTTCCCCACTGGAACCATTGCCTGACAAAATACCCTGTTCTTCTTTTATACCAAGTTTGTTTATCATTTCCGTTTCAACTTCATTGACGAAACTTGGGAAGTCAGACAAGGTTTCTTCTGTAAACTTGGCGGCAATTGCAACTTTGGCGGCCGTCACCGTTTTTTCCGTCAATGTCGCATCCATAAGGGGCTTTAATCCACCCTCAGGAACCCATGCAGCATCCCCATCCTTGCTTGTGTATTCCGCATAAACCAAAGCCCGATTGTTGGTGCTCGATACATTTGCATATTTCCGAATGACAGTCTGCGCTCTCGGATTGACTGATAAATTTGGGTCAACCTCAATCCCGTAATGCGGAGCAAGAGACCCGGAAGTAATAGTCGCGGCATCTTTCTTTTCCAACACAAGATTTAATCCCAACTTATTGCCGGGAGCCGCCTGGCAAGCCGATTTCAAATCGAGGGACATAATACCTTTCTTGTCTGCGGTAATATACTCCTTGAGCTGTTCGTGTAGCTGCTCATAAACGGATTTAATCTTTACCTCTCCGTTTTTACCCACTTCAGTAGAAGCCTTTACACGTAAAATGGCATTCTCCAGTTCATTAACCTTCTCCTCGAAAGTCTTTTTGTCAATGCCGGCAAAATCCTTTTCCTTGATGTCGTTTATGGAATCAGCGGCATCCTTTATGGATTTGCGCAAATCTTCCAGTTTAACTTCATCCGAAAGATAGCCTTTCACTTGTTTTTCAAAAGCTTCTCCCATTTTTTCGTCCAAAGATTCAAAAAACTTTTTGTTTTCTTCAGACAGACCGGATGTGTCCATAAGTTCTAAAAATCCTAATTTCATACCGATTTTAGTTTTAATAAATTACATAATGATTTTTCTTCCGTTTTGCCATTACTGCCGGCTTCCTTCTCTTTGGGTGGAACTGGTATAACACTGTCCGGCCTAAAAGATGCAAGTGACATTGCTTTGGCTATAATTTTTTGCAAACGCAGTTGCTTAGACATACTCATATTTTTACATAACGAGGAAATTTCACTGCTTAAATCCTTATAAGAATTTTCATAGTCTTCAATTGACTTCAACCCCAGATACTCGGTTTCCCCATTGCAACCTATCGACACGATGGAAACCTCATAAAGTTTCACTTCGCCAACAAGGAAGTCATCTCCGGTCTCATTGTAACCGCATTTTTCCCACACATAACTGAACCCTATCGAGAACTGGTTGAGTGTCCCGGATTCCAGCTGTTTTATGGCACGGTCTCCAAGGTCAATCTCATCTATCCGCGCCTCGAAGTAGAGACCCTTATCGTCTTCCCTCAGTTCTGTAATGGCACCGATAGGCTCGCTCATGTCATGCATCCACAACAGCAGTATCTTGTCATTCGCACCGCTCTGCGGCCCACGTTCCTGGATGCTTTTTGCAAAACAACCTTTCAGAAGGACATCGCCCGCCTTGTCCCGGTTACCGAACACCGCCGCATATCCGCTTATCGTCCGGCTTCCGGGGCTATATTGGACATCTTTTGAGTTAATGGAGAATAATTTATATTGCATCCCCATTTTATCTTTGTATTTATTCATCTTTGTTTCCATTCTCTTTGCTGTTATTGATGTTGTTCTCAGAAGATACGCTGCTTGCTGTATTGTTGTCAAAATCTCCCTTGGGATTATCCGGATCAATGTCTATATATCTTGCGATTTCTACACGGGCTTCATCATGCGTTATCAAAGACTTGTCCAATAACCTTTGCATGGCATCGGCCACTTTAACCAATGTATTCGCTTCTGCTTCTTTGTTAGTTTGAAGACATTCAACGTCTGCAAAATCAATCTTAATAAAAACACCCTCTGGGCATATAGCTTTTGAAAGACATTCTGCTATCTTTCGGCTATCTGGAATAATCACATCTTGATAAGCCTTTTTTCCAGCGCTTTCAAGATTATCATATTTGGCATCCGTGAACAGGTTGGCATTTATTCCCATTGCATTGGCAATCTTATCCGTACATCTTTTATCCTCTTCATGAAGCTTTAATTTATCGGCATCAAAATCAAGGGGAAGCCATCCTAATTTATAACGTGTCACCAAAATGGGGTATTCCTTGTTCACCAAGCCGTAATCGCGTTTAAAACTGTCTTTTATCTCCTTTTCATCTTCTGAAGAAAGAGCAACATTACCCATTTGGTCTGTGTAGTCGTTATAGAGTACGCCTTTGGGGCCGCCGTTTACAAGTAATGTATAGCTTGCCGACATGGAAGCTATCCAGTTGGATATAGGCTGAGACAAACTGTCTGAAACTGACTCGAATTTAACATCTGCACTCCTGCCGCTCTCAACAAGGATATTGCTGTCATATACTATTATGTATTCATAATCTTCCAATTCCATCCGCCGTCCGTTGCAGTCAATATATGCACTCGATACAATGTCCCTCAATTCATACTGACGAAACACTTTACCCGTTCCCTCTATATGGAATATTTCAGGGGGAACTATCCACATCGCTTTGGGAACGCTTTTTCCTGTGGCCCTCACAAGAACAATAGGACAATATCCGAAAACTTTAAGGCATATCTCAGCCTGCTTTACAAACGAAGAAAATGTTTGCAACGGATTGGGATTGTGGAGAATATTTCGTATATCAGCATAAGTTCTTTTTTCATTCCCGTCTTTATCAACAACGTAAGGAACACCACGGGACATCATGGAACCGATTTTATCAACTACAGTAAAAAAAGGAGTGCAAGAAATAAGCGCCTCAGCTTTATCTGAATTATTAGTCATGTCATAATATACTTTCCATCTGGAACGAGTACCAAATAAATCAGATAAAAACCAGTAGTTTCCTGCTGCATCCTTTTCTACCCGATTTACACTGTCATACATCGGAATAGATTTTCTATTTTTCGGCTTCCAAATTTTAGTAAATATGCCCATATACAAAGCAGGAGTGACAGCAAATGAATGCGGCCACTCCCATATATTTAGTGTTTTAGTCCATTTATACGGTTGCGTGCAACTTCACACGCTTGTAGTGACCCTACGGGTGCAAATATATATATTATTTAGACTAATTCCAAATAACAAACAATCTTTTTTCGATTACTTTTTTAATTTTCTTTTTATCCTATCCGCTATACAGCACAATACATACATTGCTTCATATACGTCCTTGCCATCGTAATCCATTAGATTACGCATAAACAATGACATCTTATTGTCTCTCTTAAATTTAAATCCTCGGACTAATCCTCGAAAGGCTTCAATATAAGCTATTTTCCCTGCATTCTCCTGTCTTGCCCAGACATCTCCTATTTCTGCTCTATAATCGCGTACATAATGAAGCATCGCCTGCGAAACCTCAATGTTCACATCTGCACCTGATACAAATGTCTTAACCGCTTCGATAGGAAGCGGCTCTCCTATGTATGCGTCGTCCACATATACCGCCCCATCCACTATGTACGCTTTAGCATGGACGAATCTTCCATTAAGCAGTGGATGTATTTCTACAATCGGAATACCGGAGAGAACCGCCGCACCGTCATCATAACTGTCATATTCAAATTCCCCACGCTTTTCAACAGTTCCGGTAAGAGCATCCGCACCGTCATCATGTGCATTCTTCCCGAACTTCCTGAAAGACTTTATCTCCGCATGAAATTCCGGGAAAAGAGTTTCCCAGCCTTCAGGCATGTATGTGAGGTTCATCACTTCGGCAGAGCGGGTGAAAATTCTCACCTCTTTATTTCCGGATTGGTGGAACCATTTTATTTCTGTTTCATCATTTCCGATGATACGTGATTGCTTCTCCACGTTTCGGGCAAAGCCACGCCCGCCGTTATTGCTTTCGATATTAGCCACGGTTATTCCGTCCTTAGCAAGCATGGTTGCAACTTTCGGCTCCGTAACTTCCATAGGAGCATCCGTATATAGAACATTTAAAATGAAGTTGCCGATTTCTGTATCTATGTAATCTATGGAACATAGCTTGTCTATGCCTGTATCAGCAGTATCGGTGTAGTTCTTCCGGATAGCCCGGTTGGTGTATGGTATTTCCTTATAAGTTTTGAATACGCCATACATAAGTCCCACCATCGGGGTGGGATTTTGCATGTATTGCGTCTCAAAGGTAAAAGGGTTTATTTTATTAAGGTGGTGCAATTCATTTAGCGTATGCTTGAAATCCCATAGAGGCACTTCCTTCCCATTCGCTTCATTCTCTATGGCAGGCAGTGAGAGGACAGTCCATTCGCCGGGTTCTGTCTTCATAAGATAACCGCACAAGTCGTTTTCATGCAGCCGTTGCATAATGATAATAATAGGTGTGTTCCTGCTGTTTACACGGTTACGTATGGTTGTTTCAAACCGCTGGTTGATTTTCTCTCTCTTTACATCAGATAGAGCGTCTTCCGGTTTGATTGGATCGTCTATCACAATAGCACCGGCAAATTTTGTTCCTTTTGATATGCTGTCTATTTCCGCCCCTATTTCCTTATCATCTATATCGTCTACCTCTCCGGCGCCAAACCCCGTTATCTGCCCGCCTGTTGATACGGCATATACACCACCGCCAGCAGTGGTATTCCATTTCTTCTTACTATCCGTACCTCGCTTTATCTGAACATACGGAAATAGCCGCTGATACTCTTCCGATTTAACGATGTCCCTTATCTCTTCTGAATTATCATGGGCTAAATCGTCAGAGTATGAAAGGTGGATGAATTTGGAAGAAGGGTTGAGCGCCAGCCCGTAAGATATGAAGTTTTTTACAGCCAGTTCCGTCTTCCCATAACGTGGTGCAATATTGATTATCAGCTTTCGGATTTTTCCGGAAATGACATCATCCAGCGCATTGCATATACGTTTGTGATGCCTGCTTACCACAAATTTGCGCCCTGTTTTACTTTTAAAGAAAAATTTTGTGTAATTGAGAACGCCCGACATACAAAATGCTTGTAGATACCGTACACCGTCCATCATAGCTTTTCTATCAGTTTCTTTGCTTCCTCGACACTTATAGGTTTGCTGGTATTCATCTCTATTTCGGTGGGTTCATCAAATCCGAGCATCTTACATATACGCTCAATAGCCTTTATCTTATCATAAAGTTCTATCTTCACATATTCAACATCTACAATCTCCGGGTTATCACTTGTTCCGACATTCTTTTTCAATATTTTGGTTGAAATGCTTTTTATGGCTGATTTCTCTTTGTCAGAGAGTTCATCAAATTCTTTACGCTCTATCCATGTATTGTGCATGCTGGCAATGGATGAGAAAGCTATACCGGACAATTCTTGCAAAATGCGTTCTTTGGTTATGTCTGACTTGTTTTTTTGTTCTTCCTGCAACTCTTTGACCCTTTGGGCTACCTTTGGGTTGGACAACAACTTACAAGATTCTTCCCACACTTGTTTATCTTTCATCTTCTCGCACGAATAGGCACGACGATAGGCATCGGAAGTATTACCGCTTTCGATGTAGTAGTTGCAAAAATTCTCTTGTTTGATTGTAAGTCCTTTCATGTCTTTTCGTTAGTATGGGAAGCATGCCACTTGACATGCTTTTGCAAAGATAATAAATCATTACCAATAATCCTACTTTTTTACATTTATAAATTATTAGTGATATTCACATAATCAATAACCTTACGATTGGCTTCGTCCACCTTCCGCATATCGAATCGGATATAGATGTCGGTCGTAGTACTGTTCGCCCAGCTATGCCCAAGTGCATGGGCTATTACTTCCTTTGGAATATCAAGTTCCGCCGCTATTGTAGCCCAAGTATGGCGGCTCCAGTATGAGGACAAATCAGGGAATAGGGGATTTCTGCTCTTTTTCCCGCCCAATCCTTTCCTCTCTGTCTCTCCAATCTGTTTTAACCCTATTCCCATACGATGCAGGAAATCCTTGTAATTTCCGTATTCGTCCATTATATTAAGAAGATAATCCTTCCCTTTGTATTTCTCGATTATAGCCTGCGCTTCCGGTTCCACTTTTATACTGTATAATTTCCCCGTCTTAACCCTTTTATATTCAAAACGGCCATTTACCAATGCGGAATGTTTTGCGTTGAACAAATCGGCTGCATTTACCCCTATAAGGTAAAACATGAGCATGAACATATCCCTATATCTAATCTGGTATTCCTCACATGGATAATCTCTCAATAACCTAAGTTGCTCTGCTGTAAGACTACGTTTCCGGGTTTCCTCTTTCTTTATTGAAAATCTTCTGAATGGATACAATGTTGTGTACTCCTCATCAATGGCGTAGTTGAATACACTACGTATGTTCCGTAAATGAATAGCGTAGGCATTAACCTTCATCGTCTTTGCCATCCACGCTTCAAAGTTTTCCAGCCATGATTTATCCATGCTCTCAAAAGTACAATGACTATCGTATTCCTCAATCTTGTTTCTTGTGGTTGCATATATAGACTTAGTCCCCTGATTGGTTTTCTTGGAAACGAATTCATCAAGATAATAGAGAAACGTTTTTTGATTTTCAACCTTGCTACTTATAGCGTCCTCTATCAACTTCTTCAACGTTTTGTCTGTAGTTGATTTCAACTTTCCTTGTTGCTCTAAAGTAAATATTACCATTTCCGCCTTATTGATTATTTCACGAGCGACTATATTTCTCGGCTTGTAATTCCGTGCACGTGCGGAATATTCGTTCCCGTTCCATTCTGTTTCCAATGCGCTTAACTGCGTGGCTATCACCATTCGTTTGTTATGGGACACATTCAACTTTATAGGATAAGTACCATCATTTTTTTGCCTTCTTTTGTCAAGGAAGAATTTAACTGTTGCCATATAAACATAAATTTTAGTTTGTGTGCAAATTCTATGCAAATTTTGTGCAAAATTTTATTTGATAAATAATTTAAAATCACCAACTTATGTCTATTCCAAGTAATCATCAAGCCTCCTTGGCTATGCAAATTTGCATTTTCTGCTTTATTCATCCTTATATTAAGTGCCAAGAATTGATGCAGCCCGATTGTCAGACGATTGCAAATTTAACTCAACCTGAAAATTTGCACAAAATTTGCACACAAAGATAGGATTAAAAGGGTCTAAAAGGGTTTAAAAGGGGTATGTTATGTAGCATATATAAAGAAATCAGGCAGTCACTTTGTTTGTAACTACCTGATTTTCAGTGGAGCGGAAAACGGGACTCGAACCCGCGACCCTCAGCTTGGGAAGCTG